GAAGAATCAAGATGTAACACTATTCAGTTATCATGAATGTCCTTCACTATGGAATACTTTTGGTATGGAAGGATTCAAGGAGAAGTATGAAAAGGCTGAAGCTAATAAGAACATTAAGTTCAAAAAGAAAGTACCTGCTCGTGAATTGATGGGACTATTGGCTAAAGAACGTCTTGAAACTGGACGTATTTATACAATGTTCGTTGATCATGCTAATGAACATGGTAGTTGGTTGGATCAAGTAGATACCAGTAATCTATGTCTTGAAGTTAATCACCCATTGATTCCAATCACTGATGTCAATGATAAAAACGGAGAAATTGGTGTTTGTATCTTGGCTGCTTTGAATTGGTTGGAAATTAAAGATGATGAAGAAATGGAAAGTGTCTGTGACATTATTGTTAGAATGTTGGATGCTTTGATTGAACATCAAGATTATTTCGTACCAGCCGCAGAAAACTTTGCTAAGAAACGCCGTAGTCTTGGTGTGGGTGTAAGTAACTTGGCTGCTCTATTGGCTAAAGAAGGTTTGAAGTATTGGGATAAAGATGCTCCAAACTTTGTTGCCAAATGGATGGAAAAGACTAGTTACTATCTAATCAAGGCTAGTGTTGAAATGGCAAAAGAAGTGGGTAAGTGTGAAAAGTTTGATCGTACCAAGTTTAGTCAAGGAGTATTGCCAATTGATACTTATAAGAGAGACGTTGATGAATTCATCACTGAACCTCTACATATGGATTGGGAAACACTTCGTGAAGAAATTAAAAAACACGGTATGAGACATTCTACATTGACTGCATGTATGCCTGTAGAATCTAGTAGTGTAATTCAAAGTAGTACTAATGGTATTGAACCACCTCGTAGTGCTATTAGTTTTAAGGGAAGCAAGAGTAACATTTTGCCAGTAGTAATTCCAAATATTGATAAGTATAAGGATAATTATACCTTTGCTTTTGATATGCCAAGTAATGAAGGTTATTTAAAGGTTGCTGCTGCCATTCAAAAATTTACTGATATGAGTATTAGTACAAATACTTATTATATTCCATCCCGTTATGAAAAGAATAAAGTTCCTGTTCAAGAAGTAATTAAGGACATGTTATTGGCTTACAAGTATGGTCTAAAGAATCTGTATTATGCTAATACTGATGACGGTGATAAACAAACCGCCATGGATGAAAAGAAGACGGAAATAAAACAACCAGTAGTACAAGAATCCGGTTGTGAAAGCGGAGCTTGTGCTCTATAATAGGAGGATAAAATGAAAACAGTATTAAATAAGAAAAATATAGACCAATTAAGAAATCCAATGTTCTTGGGAGAAGATCTATCTCTACAAAGATATGATCTGATCAAGTATCCTAAGTTCTATGATCTATATGATCAACAATTGAATTTCTTTTGGAGACCTCAAGAAGTTTCCTTGGTAAAGGATATTAGTGATTATAAGAATCTTTCACCTGAAGAACGATTTGTTTTTGATAGTAATCTCAAGTTTCAAACTATGACTGATAGTATGTTGAGTCGTAGTATTCATGAACTTATGAAACATGTTACCAATAGTGAATTAGAAATTTGTATGAATTCATGGAGTTTCTTTGAAACTATTCACAGTAACAGTTATACATACATTCTAAACAATGTTTATCCAGATGCTACCAAGTTCTTTGATAGTGTTTTGGAAGACGAAGAAATTGTTAAGAGAGCTACTGCAATCAGTAAGAAGTACGATGAACTATTAGCACCATCAGATGATGTTAAACAACAATTGTTTGATGCGGTATTAGCCACTCAGATTACTGAAGGGTTGATTTTCTATGTATCATTTGCTTGTAGTTTCTATTTTGGATATCGTGGAAAGATGGAGGGTAATAGTAAGATTATTAAGTTTATTAGCCGTGATGAAAATCTACATGTAGCTATTACTCAGAATATTATGAAGAACTGGATTAATAATCCAGACGAAGGATTCCAAGATATTATTAAAAAGAATGAAGACAAGATCTATGCTGCTTATGAAATGGCAGTAAATGCAGAAAAAGACTGGGCAGACTATCTATTCAGTAAGGGTAGTTTAATTGGATTGACTGCTGAAAGTTTAAAACATTACATTGAATGGTTAGCTAATAACAGATTAACAAGTCTTGGATATAAGAAGTTGTATCCAGCTGCTAAATCCAATCCATTAGCTGGATGGTTGGATAGTTACTATGATAGTAAGAAACTACAAGTAGCTCCTCAAGAAACTGAATTGAGTAGTTATGTCAAAGGTGTAGATAATACTATCAGTGAGAATGCATTTGACGACTTCAAATTGTAATAAAATAATTGAAATAATGTCCATAAGTTATATATTTATAGTGTATAACTTATGGACCAAAATATTATTTTATCATTGATTGGAATTGTACCAGCTGTAGTTGCATCTGTAGTAACTTATGGAATTGCTTCTAAGAAGACTAAAGTTGATTTGGTAAAATTAATTAATGATTCAAGTGATAAGTTAAGAACCGAAGTAAAAGTAGAATTGGAAGAATGCAGAAAAGACAGAGAGGCAATCAGAAGTGAATTGAATGTATATAAGAAAGAAAATGAATCTATAAAGAAAGAGTTGGAAGAACAAAAGAAAGAAAATTCGGAATTAAAGAACAACTTGAATGAATTGGAAATTAAGTTGGATGCAGCAAATGATTTGATTTCAAAGTTGGCAGAAAGTAAAGTAAGTATAGGCAAAAAGAAATTGACAAAGTAAGTTAAGTTGGTATAGTAGTTACATGAGTTTAAAATCATTTTTGGGTATTTTATTCACGGTCCTATTTCTACTGGGACCGTGTTTTCAATTGGCAAAGTTGATTTCTTCTAAAGACAGTAAAGGAGTAAGCGCACCAGCTTATTGGTTAAATAACATGGGTCAATTATGTGTATTAATATATGCTCAATTAACCCACTCGGGATTGTGGGTATATATTAATAGTATTGGTTCAATTATACTGAATTGTACAATTTTAATTTTTATTTGGTTATATGACAGAAGAAAAGTATTGTGATACATCATTGGTATTCCTGAAATCAATAAACAAGAATATTGCAAAGAATCTTATTGTAAAGAACCATTATACTCATAAATGGACTCTTTGTACTGTTGCTTATGGTGTTTATTATAAAGAATATGTTGAAAGTACATTCTTTGGTGGTTTTAACGCAAAATTAATTGGTGTATTAGTATATGGAAACAGTGTGGGTAGAAATGCCAGTAATAGTATTACTCCACTAATTAAGAATGATAATGTGTTAGAATTGACCAGATTGTGGATTGAAGATGGATACGGTAAGAATATTGAAAGTTATTGTATTGCTGAGTCATTTAGACAGATAAACAAGGATTATCCACAAATTAAGTGTATTTTAAGTTATGCGGATAGTGAAGTAGGACATACTGGTAAGATTTATCAAGCAACTGGATTTATTTACCAAGGGGATAATTATGTGGATGTTGCTTTGATGCCTAATTATAGTGTAAGTCTTAGTGGTCCACCAGATTATGATTGGATACATAGTAGAACTGTGTATTCAAAGTGGAAGACACATAATGTGGATAAGTTGAAATTGAAAATTGGTAGAACATTTTGGAGGAAAAAGGAAAGCGGTAAACATAGATATATTAAATTTATATCAAATAAGGTTGAAAATAAGAAATTAACCAAGACTCTTAAGCACCCCTCCCGCCCCTACCCCCTAGTTGGTGGTTATAAAGAAGACATAATGGAGATAAAAGTTGAAAATACCAATGAACAATCTTTTTTTTAATGATATTTATATAGAAATATGAACATAAGCGAATTTAAGAAACTGATCAAAGAATGTATTCTTGAAGTTAAAGTAAAACAATCTGTTAAAAGTTTGATTAAAGAATCATTGAAAGATGTAAAAATTGAAAAGGGTGAATCTCTTCATTACAAGATGGAAGAACTAGCCGATGAAGTTAAGAAATTATATAAAGATGCAGAAGTAACATTGGATGATGGTGGTTATTATAATGTATGTTCTTGCAATCCACATCATTTTAAAATCTATCCAATGACCGATGACAATTTTACAGTAACATATATGAAAGACAATACAGACAGAATCAAAAAATTTAATCTAACATTTTCTTCACTAAAAGAATTTATTACAGAAACACTAAAAACTACCGTTGGCAATTATGTTCAAAAGGCATTCAACAAGAATGTTGAAAACAATAAGGACAAAGAATCCAAGAAAGAAGAAGGTCCACAACATACCTTTAAAAAGGTTGAAGTAAAAGATCAAGTTGAAAAGAAAGAAGATCAACCTGATCAACCATTAAAACCAGTTGACAAGATCAAGAAACAAGTGGATCATAGTGTTAAAGGTGAAAAGGCTTCTTATAAGTATCCTAAACAAACTGATAAGAAATTGACTGTCAAACAAAAGACATTCAAGGGTAAATCAAACAAAAAGAAATAATATGAAAAATAAAATCGCATTGGGTTTGGCTGCATTTGTAGCACTTACCAATGTAAAAGCCGGTGACAGAGAGTGGGCCACAGTTGGTAAAGTTCTTACTGGTGTAGCTGCTCTTCATGTAGTTGAAAGGATTGTATGTCCTCCACAACCACAAGTTGTATATGTTAATCAACCAGTTGTAGTTCACTCTGCTCCTGTTGTTCAATATGTACCACCACCACAAGTTGTATATGTTCCACAACCTGTTTATTATTATCAACCAGCACCAGTGGTAGTTGTTCATGGACATTATCACGGACACTGGCACAGATATTAAAATTAAGTTTAAACATGAAACTGCTAGATCAAACTAGCAGTTTTTTTATTTTTAGAGTTGACGTTCAAAGAAACCCGTGATAGATTGTCTTCTGTAATATGAAGAATAAATCATCTCTGAATCTTGTAACCGTTGACGCAGCTCAAGTTAAGTCTTTCATCAAGGACTGTGACAAGTTGAAGCCATCCTCTTTGGTGATGGATTCAATTAAATGGAAGTATCTTGTACGCAGCGTAATGCGTGGCAAGAACATTCTAATCGTTGGACCTACTGGATGTGGCAAGACATTGGCTGCTCAAACGGTAGCTAAGGCTCTGGAACGTCCTTACTTTTATTTCAATCTTGGTGCTACCCAAGATGCTCGTAGTGCTCTTATTGGTAATACTCATTATGATAAGAACACTGGTACTTACTTCAATGAATCTGCCTTTGTTAAGGCTATTAAGACTCCAAATGCAGTAATCTTGATGGATGAAGTTAGCCGTGCTCATCATGATGCTTGGAACGTGTTGATGACTGTTCTTGATGATCTACAACGTTATCTACGTTTGGATGAAAAGAAGGACAGTGAAGTGGTCAGTGTAGCTGAAGGTGTATGTTTCATTGGTACGGCTAACATTGGTAATGAGTATACTTCTACCCGTGTTATGGATCGTGCTTTGATGAGCCGTTTTCCTGTCAAGTTGGAAATGAGTCCGTTGAGCAAAGAAGTAGAGTTCAATTATCTAAAGAACCGTTTCAATATTTCTGATGTTGGCCATCTTGATATTTTGAATGCGGTTGTTGAAATTGCAGTTCATACCCGTGATCAAGTCAAGAACGAAGACAGCAAGTTGAGTAATTTTATTCCAACTCGTTCAACGGTTGAGATTTCGGAATTGATCTTGGATGGATTTAATTTACTTGAAATTGCTGAGACTGCCATTTATCCTAACTTTGCGGTTGAAGGAGGTATGGATAGTGAACGGACATATGTAAAACAATTGGTTCAAAAGTATGTCAAGGTTGAAACTAAGGACAAGTTGTTTTCAGATCCGTTGGCTAAGTCACTAGAACAACCTCCGTTCTAATAAATAAACAAAACATTGCCTGTCAAAATATATGAGTAATTACAGTGATTATTGGTTGGATGATGATGACATCTATCAAGATGACGTTGATGTTGGTTCATCTGTAAACTTCAATCTAATTAAGTTGGCTGTAGCACGCCGTGCTGTAAGTAACTTCGTCAATATTTTGACAGGCAAATCTGTTTCTGTTTATTTTAGTTCTGAAGGTAAGGACAATTGTACTGATGGTAAGACTGTATATTTGTCCGCAGATATTCTTGAAAAATCAGACTTTGATCCTGCTGTAGGACTTGCACTACATGAAGGTAGTCATGTTGTATTGTCTGATTTTGACTTGATTAAGACTCTCTGGACAAAGGTTGATCGTAGTCTTTATGATTTGGCACAACCACTTCAAGTTAGTAAAGATGAAGTAGCTGTCTTGGTCAAGACCTGTCTTAACTATGTAGAAGACCGTTATATTGATTGGTATGTATATAACAATGCTCCAGGCTATCGTGGATATTATTTGGCGTTGTATGAGAAGTTTTTTGATAGTCCAAAGATTAAAGTGATGTTAAAGAGCAATCTTTATCGTGTACCTTGTATTGAAAGTTATGAAACTCGTATGATTAACTTTACAAATGAAAATACTGATTTGGATGCATTGCCTGGATTGCGTGAAATTGCTAGGGTAATTAATCTGTCTAATATTCAACGGTTAACTACACCAAAAGACCGTTTGAATGTTGCTATGGAAGTAGCTAAAATCATTCTTAGTAACATTACTGAACATAAAAAGAAAGATAGTGATCCATCAGAAGATGGATTAAAAGGAGAAGGAGAATCAGTAGATGATGCATTGGGTGGAAAAAATACAGATCCAGTACCAAATGATGTAAAGAATGATAGTAGTTTTGATCCTGAAGTATCAGAGAGTAAAAATAAACAAATCAAGAAAGCTATTCAAAAACAGAAAGATTTCTTGAACGGTAATATTAAGAAGAAGAAAGTTAATAAAAAGGAGAAGAAGATTCTTGACGCAATTGAACAGAGTGGAATGACACTGGTAAAGAGTGGTTCTGATTATCTAAAATCAGATGGATACTACAGTGTTGATACTATTCTTGTAACTAAATTGACCAAAGAATTGATTGAGACTGATGTATTTCCATTGAAATATGTTGTATACAATCATCATATTGGACGTTATGATTCTACTGCTGTTCTTAATCAAGACAACCAAAAGGCTGTAAATGCTGGATTGGTAATGGGTGCGGCTCTTGGACGTAAACTACAGATTCGTAGTGAAGTTAATAATACCAAGTATATGCGTAAGCCTGTTGGTAAGATTGACCGTAGAATTTTATCTGAACTGTCTTTTGATAATGAAAATGTATTTCATACAATTGATGTTTCAAAGTATAAACATTCATATATTCACATTTCTGTAGATGCAAGTTCAAGTATGAGGGGAGACAAATGGACAAAGACTATTACTAGTGTTGTGGCTATTTGTAAGGCTGCTTCTATGATTGATAATCTAAGGGTAACCGTATCATTTAGAACTACATTTAATTCTAGCAACAGTAATTGTTCTTCTAATCCTTATGTGATTATTGGATATGATTCTGCTGTGGATAAGATCAGTAAAATTAAGTCATTGTTTCCATATTTGTATCCAAATGGATCTACTCCAGAAGGATTGTCATATGAAGCAATTATGAAACATTTACCAGAGACATCCATTGAATCAGATTATTATTTTCTGAATTTCAGTGATGGTGAACCAGCTATGAACTATACAACACAGAATGGTGATCGTATTAGCTATAGTCAAGAATCTGCTGCTATTCATACAAAGAAACAAGTAACAAAGATCAAGAACAACGGATATTCTGTTTTGAGTTATTTTATCAAGAATGATGATTATGTTAATCCAAACTCTGTAGAGTTGTTTAAGAAAATGTATGGAACAAATGCTTCATTCATCAATCCAAACAATCTTTTACAGGTTGCAAAAACGATGAACAGAATGTTTCTTGAAAAAAGTCATTGACATTTTGGAGGATATAATATAAAGTATTTACAAGGTTGAGATTCAACCGCTAAACATAAACAAAAAATAAAACTAAATATATGAGTAATACTAAGAAGACAGACCGCAAGAACAAGACAAACCTAACTGTAACCTGGCCATCAAACGACACTTACTTTGGTGTAAGTGAGTTGACTAATCTCAATAAAGATTTTATTGCGATTACACTACGAGTTCGTTTGAAGAATGCCCTTGATGAGGGTGTTGTAACCCAAATCGGAACTGTACATGGTGGTAAGGGTCGTCCTAAGCTTGCTTTCGCAATGAGTCCAGTTACTGAAGCGGCTATTACTGCTGCTCGTTCTGCTGGTGTTGTACTTGTTGACAAGTATAATACTGTAAATGTTCTGGATGTTAAGGCTGAGACTGATACTACTGAACATGAAACCGCAACTGAATCAAAGACTAACGAAGTAGTTGTTTAATCTGTAAGATACATAAAAATGCCGTGTGGGTACTTTATGTATTCATACGGCATTATTGTTTTCCAATATATGGTTTTATTGGTTTTAATTTTATTAATTGTTTTAGTGTATAATAGTAGATAGTTATATCTTTTGGAAGAAGTCTATTGATATCTACTTGAATTTTGACTTTGCTGCCGTATGATATTGGTTGATCCATTAGGCTATCATATAGAGCGATTGTTGTTGAATCTATCTCAATGTAATGGTACACTTTTTGAGTTGGATCTGGTTTTTTAAATGTCATACTAAATATAAATATGGGAAACGAATTTTTTGATGCTAGTGAGTTTGAATTTGAACTGGAGAAATCTAAGTTTATCAAAAACATTGATTATTTGAAGAGTATGTCTGCTGAAGAACAGACATTTTATAAGAAGTGGGTAGAAGTACAAACTTACAAGGATTATTTAAATAAATCAGGTGTAGTTAAAGCTAAGATTTGGACTCCAACTGATATAAATGATGTTGATTTGACGATCAAAGAATTGGAAAGTTTAAATCCAACTATTGTTCATGTACCTGCTGGAAGTGCATATGAACAAGACTGGTTGATGTTGAGATTGTTTTGTCATACTATGGAGTATGCACAAACACCAGGTAGATTCATTAAATTATTGATTACTGATGGTAATGTGAATAATCCACGATACTTGGGTGCGGTAAGCATATCTAGTGATGTTATTGTAATTACTGATAGAGACGATTACATTGGATGGACTGCTGATAATAAGTTAAAGGATAAACGATTGGTACATAGTGCAATTGGTAGTTGTATTATGAGTACCCAACCATTTGGTTATAATTTCTTGGGTGGTAAGTTAGTTGCTGCTTTGATTACTACTTCTAAAACCAGAGAAATTTGGAAGAATCTATATGACCAGGAATTGGTAGGCATGACTACCACATCATTGTATGGTAGTTATAGTATGTATAATAGTCTTAAATGGTGGCATAAGTGTGGATCAAGTACTGGTAAAATGATGATTAAACCAGATGATAGTGTATATGAAGTATGGCATCAATGGATAAAAGATAATAAATCAGAACAGTATAATAAAGCAATGACTCAAAAAGAAGGTGTTAGTGGACCTGTTACTGGTGCAAAGAATAGGGTTATTAATATGATTTTTCAGACATTAGGAATCAAAACGAGTGATTATACTCATGGATATGAACGAGGAGTCTATTATAGTTGTTTTTATGAAAACACTAAAGAATTCTTACAAAACAAGATAACCGAGAAGGATTTAAAGTTAAAGGAATTGTTTAAGAAAGATGTACAAGGTGTTTTGGACTGGTGGAAACCAAAAGCTATAGAAAGATATAAAAAACTCCATAGTGAAGGTAATATTAAATCGGATATCTTATATTATAACAAAATGATGGGAATGACTTATGATGAAGCCAAATCAAAGTTTTTCAATGAAGTTGGACGATGATCCAGAAAAATTTAAAAGTCTTGACATTTTTATAATTTTGTGGTAAGGTATAAACAATGAAAAAATCACTTTGTTGTATTTCACTTCAACTTCAAGAAAAAGGTTACAAAGCTAATACTATGACCAAGACTAGATTCTTGGCATTGGAACGAAAAAATGCTTTATCTACCGTTTCACAACGAACACTTAACAATGTACATGTTGCAGTGAATACATTTGCATTTTGTGCAAGTAAAGGTTGGAATTATAGAATTAGTAGTGACTTGTTTCCATTGGCTACTTTGCCAGAAGCTAATCTTTCATTTGATGTTCTTCCTGATAAAGATCGTATTTATGCTGAATTCAAGCGTGGTGCAGATATCATCAAAAAGAATAATTTACGATGTAGTACACATCCTGATCAATTTGTTGTACCTGCAAGTGCTACTAAGTCTGTAGTAGAAAAGTCTATTATTGAACTGAAAAATCATGCTACAATTATGGATTTGTTTGGTTTACCGCAATCATACGAAGCTCCAATGAATATTCATATGAATTGTTACAAAGGTGATACCAAAGATATTGCTAAACGATTCATTGATGTGTACAATGATTTTCCTGTTAATGTAAAGTCTCGGCTTGTTCTTGAGAATGAAGACAAACCTAACAGTTGGAAAGTAGAAGAGTTGTATGATTTGATTTATTCAAATACTGGTATTCCTATTACTTACGACAATCTTCATTTTCGTTGCAACTCTGGTAAATTGACTGCTAAAGATGCAATGAAGTTGTCTATGTCAACATGGGGCAGTCATCGTCCATTGTTTCATTTTAGCGACAATGATACTACCAACAAAAATCCTCGTGCGCATGGTGATTATGTTCGTAGTATTCCTGAAGAATATGTTGACATGGATGGTGTTGATTATGAATTTGAATTCAAGGCTAAAGACTATGCGATTGAACGATTTGAAAAAGATTTCAAACTTTGATTCAAAAAGGTATTGACGAAACGGTGAACATGGTGTAAAGTAATTTCAAGTTAGTAATGAAACTAACGAAACATAAAACAAATAAATAAAATAAATAAAAGTATGATTATTCGTAAAAACAACAAGATGCAGACTAACTTCGTATATAATAGTGCTGCTAAGGTAGAAACCTTTATCTCTTATCCATTTGCTGGAACCAAGCGAGCTGGTACTCGTTTGACTATTCGTAATGGTAAGACTCGTATTGATCTCAATGGTCGTCAAGTTAAGGCACTACGCAAGGTTCTTGCTACTGCTTCCCGAGTCAAGTAATCTTGGATTTGAATATGGGAAAGACATTTAGAAGAGACAATGACTTTAGAACCAAGAGTTCTAAGTTTAAGAAAAATAAAAAATTGTCAAAGGTAAATAAACCATATTTAAATAAAGGAGGAAAGGTAAGAAATTACCAAGATGAAGTAGATAATGAATATTAAATCAATCGTTGTATTAATAATTAATGTAGTATTATTTTCATTATCACTTAAGTTTCAGAGTGTAACGCCATTCGCAGTAATGTGGTTGGCGTTACATTCTTTTTATTTAAGTTATAAGTTGGAAGAATATAAAAATGCAAGTCTTACTTTATTTGATGAAAACAAGAAAAAATTAGAAAAGGAATTAAATACCTTGTATTTGAATCAAAAGACTGTATTATCGGTTATTAACGCTTTAAGAGCAAGAATCAATAATCATTATGGGAAGACCCAAAAAACAAAAAATCCCTCTCTCAAAGAACGATTCAAATCAATTGAACGACGAGACGCAGAGCTTAACGAAGACTAAATCTTTATTTGATCATATCAATCAAATTAGAGAAGTTAAAAATCCTAAGTATTTTGATACACTTACTGCCGCAGATATTAAATCATTCAACAAGTATACATTATTGATGGGACTTGGTATGGATCAAATGATTATTGAAGAGATTGCGTTTGTATCCAAGTATTTTGACATCTTACCTGAGAAACACCTTTATAAGGTATTGTGTGACTTTGTACCACACGGTAGACGGTTTTGTAAGTGGATCAAACCCAACAAGGTTAAATTTAATAAGGAATTGATTCAATTGGTATCAAATAAATTTGAGGTTAGCAAAGATGATGCCTATAGTTATTGTGTACTATTTTTCAGAACGGAAAGTGGTATTAATAGTCTGATTGATATATGTAAACAGTATGGTAAATCAGAAAAAGAAATAGAAGGGTTAATGGAAAATGAATAAAATTTATATAGGAGTATCTGGATTTGCTAGAAGTGGTAAAAATTTGTTTTGTGATATTGCGCAAAAGGTTTTAAAAGAAAAGTATAACTTAACATCCAAAACATATGCACTTGCGTATTTCTTGAAAAAAGATTGTGAACCATTTATTCAAGAAAAGTTGGGATTGAGTTCTTTCAGTGAAAAGACTGAAGATAAGAATGCCTTTAGAGAAATGTTGGTATGGTATGGTGGTGTAAAACGAAAACAGACTGAGGGTAAATATTGGACTGGATTGTTACATGAAGAACTAAAGAAAGATACTAATGATGTTAATTTTATCAGTGATATTCGTTATGTAGAATATGTTGATGATGAAGTATTTTGGTTAAAGAAACAATTGGGTGGTAAGTTAGTTCATGTTAGCAAGTATACATATGGATTTCCTTCTGATGGAAGACATTATAGGATCAATGATAAAAGCAAGAAGATTTATACAGAAGCACCCAATCAACATGAAGCGTTGAATGATCCTAAGATTAGAATTCTTGCTGATTATAAGGTTGAATGGGAACAGATAGTTACTGATAAAAATCAAAATGATTTGATTAACAATCCTAATTTAAATCTTGTTGTAGAAGAATGTCTTAAGACTATACTGAAATAACTCTGAGAATGACGGAATTATTATAGAATTCTATGATTTTATCGTCTGTGACTGATAATAATAAATCTATAGTAGTTTGATCAAGGTTAATAATTGTATTGGCGTATTGATTATTACATTCAAACAATTTCTGACCTTTTTCTTTTTGTTTACAGTTACATATATTTTTATATTGATCCACACATACAACCAATTGCATCAAACTACAATTGGTTGTTAGTGGTTCTTTTGTTTTAATATAGTTGTAAAGTTCATTTAAATTGGCGATTTTCATGGCGATAACTTATTGAATATAAAATATGTAATTAATGATGTTACATAAATAGTAGGTATTTCTATAAACAAATAACCAAAAATAAATTTTCCTATTAAAATCAACCAAAAATTGAGACAAAATGGACATGTAATCAATCTGGTGAAAAAGTTATTATGTTTTTGTAATAGATACGAATGATATGTGAGTGTAAAGTCAGACTCTTTTGCGATTAAATAATCATTTACTTTAAACCATTTGAGTTTTAGTAAGTGACTATATTCAACAAATGCTTCAGTGTTGAACCATATAATAAGAACAAAGACAAATAAAAAAATCATATAAACCATAATATTTTGTATGTATAAATATTAATATTGTTATGAAAGGAATTATTTTATCTGGTGGAACTGGTAGCAGATTATATCCACTTACAACTGTTGTAAACAAACAATTGTTGCCTGTTTATGACAAACCAATGATTTATTATCCTCTTAGTACTATGATTAGTTGTGGTATTAAAGAGTTTTGTATTATATCATCTCCTGAATATCTTCCAATGTATGAAAGAATGTTTGGTACTGGAAATCATCTTGGATTGGATATCATATATAAAGTACAATACAAACCTAATGGTATAGCCGAATCATTTATTATTGCCGAAGATTTCATTGGAAATGATAATGTATCTCTGATATTGGGTGATAATATTTTTCATGGAATACCTAGAACTAAAATGGATTTTAAAGGTGCATTAGTATTTGCATATGAAGTAACAAATCCATGGGATTACGCAGTTGTACAATTTGACGGGGATAATATAAAACAGATTGTAGAAAAACCAAAAGAATTTATTAGTAATTATGCAATACCCGGCTTATATTTCTTTGATAATAAAGTAATTGGATATTCCAAATCATTAAAACCATCCAAGAGAGGAGAATTAGAAATTACTGATATTATGAATATCTATTTAAAAAATGATGTTATAGATGTAATCAAATTTCCAAGAGGAACTGCTTGGTTAGATGCCGGTCAACCAGATACATTATTTCAAAGTGCGGCTTATGTTAAAACAATACAAGAACGTCAAGGTATAAGAATTGGTTGTATTGAAGAAGAATGTTACAATAAAGGTTTTATAGATAAAAATCAACTTAAAAAAGTAGTTGATAAATTACCAAAATCAGAGTATAAATCTTATTTACAGAAATATGAATAAAAAAGAATTAATTAGAAATTTTATAAGTGAAGTACAAAAAACACAATTTGTACCTGAATACTGTCATAATTTGAAAGGATCAAAGGATAAAGTATATTATTCAGGTCCAATGATGGATATAGAAGAATTAACAGAAGCAATTGATTCGTTGTTGTTTGGTAAATGGTTTGTTAGCGGTGAAAAGGTATATCAATTTGAAAGAGAGTTTAGTAAGACAGTAAACCAAAAATATTCTGTAATGGTAAATTCTGGAAGTTCAGCTAATCTTGTAATGATTGCTGCACTTAAACAATATTTCAAATGGACTTCTACCGATGAAATTCTAATATCAGTTGTCGGATTTCCAACTACATTGAATCCAGTTATTCAAAATGGATTAAAACCTGTATTTGTTGATATTGAATATAACACACTTAATTTTGATTTGGATGAATTGGTAAAAAAGATTACACCAAATACTAAAGCTATATTTGTATCTCCTGTATTAGGAAATCCACCCGACATGGATAGATTGGTAGAAATTGCTAAAACTCATAACCTTGAAATCATTATGGATGGTTGTGACAGTTATGGTAGCAAATGGAATGGAAAGCATTTGGATGAATATGCTATTGCTACCAGTTGTAGTTTTTATCCTGCGCATCATATTACTACTGGTGAAGGTGGAATGGTATCATCCAATATTGAAGAAATTGTTAAGTTGGCTAGAACATTTGCTTGGTGGGGACGAGACTGTTATTGTGTTGGCCCTGCCAATTTATTAAAGAATGGCAGTTGCAATTGTAGATTTAGTCAGTGGATCAAGGAACTTCCATATGAAATTGATCACAAATATTTCTTCTCCCAAATTGGATACAACCTAAAGCCACTAGATTTACAAGGTGGTATAGGGTTGGCACAGTTAAAGAAAGCAGATAGTATCCATGAATCAAGAAAGAAAAATAAAGATACAATTCAAAATATTCTATCAAAGATCAAAGGACTAAGATTCCCAACCAAATATGATAAAGCTGATGTATCTTGGTTTGGTGTACCAGTAATTTGTGAAACATTTGAACAAAAGAGTAAGTTGGTCATTTATTTAGAGTCTCATGGTATTCAAACTAGAAATTACTTTGCCGGAAACATTCTATTACATCCGGCTTATACTCATCTAGAAAGTTGGAAGAACTATCCAAACGCTACCAATGTACTTGGTAATGTATTCTTTTTGGGATCTTCACCAACATTAACACAAGACAATCTAGATTATATTAAAGAAGTCGTTGAAAAGTATGAAAATTGATTTATTTGGTGGTACTGGATTTGTTGGTGGTAATTTTAAAAAATTATACAACGAATCTACATATGTACATGATAGAGAAGACAATGTACCTATACATGAGAATGTATTGTATATGATTAGTACTACCCACAATTATCATGTATTTGATGATATTCACAAAGATGTAGATACAAACTTAACAAAATTGTTGAATGTGTTACAAAACTGCAAAGACAAAAACATTGTTTTTAACTTTGTTAGTAGTTGGTTTGTATATGGAGATATAGAATTACCTGCAAAAGAAAGTTCTTGTTGTAAACCAAAAGGCTTTTATAGTATAACAAAACGTTGTGCTGAAGATTTAATTATTAGTTATTGTGAAACATTCAAAATCAAGTACAGAATTCTAAGACTGTGTAATGTATATGGTCCATCTGATGACGGTGTATCAAAACAAAAGAATGCTTTACAATATTTGATCAATCAAATCAAAGACAATAATGAAATAAAATTATACTATGACGGAGATTTTATTAGAGATTATATGCATGTTGATGATGTATGTAAAGCTATCTATTCTGTGTTATATCGTACTGATTATAATGAAATTATTAATATTGGAAGTGGTATACCACAAAAGTTCAGAGATATTATTGATTTTGTAATTAAAGAAACAAATTCGTCCAGCAAAATTACTGCTATAGATGCGGTTGATTTTCACAAAATTGTACAAGTTAAAGACATGTACTTAAATGTTAATAAATTAAATAAAATAGGATTTAAACAACATATTTCTATTTATGAAGGGATAAAAACATTACTATGAATATATTAGTTACAGGCGGAAGTGGATTTATTGGAAGTCATTTTATTGAAGAAATTCTTAAAAGAAATGACGTAACAAAAGTATATAATTTGGATGCAAATACATATGCAGCAAACAAAAACCTTCCATTTGGATCTGACAATAGATATCAAAAGTTAACTATGGATATATGTGCAGCATACTTTCCAAGTCAAAAGAATTATCTTGAGTCTCTAAATTTGGACTATGTAATTCATTTTGCTGCGGAATCTCATGTGGATAACTCCATCACTGGTCCAAAAAAGTTTATAGACACTAATATTGTTGGTACTTTCAACCTATTGGAAATTTTTAAGGGTACAAATATAAAGAAATTTGTTCATGTATCCACAGACGAAGTGTTTGGTAGTTTAAATTATAAAGAATCAGAATTTAATATTGACAGTCCTTATAGGCCAAACAGTCCATATGCCGCAAGTAAAGCTGCTAGTGATTTATTGGTAAGAAGTTATATTAAGACTTACAATTTTCCAGCAATAATCACCAATTGTAGCAATAACTTTGGTCCTAGACAATTCCCAGAAAAACTTATACCAGTCTGTATTAACAAATTAAAGAATAAAGAAAAGATACCACTGTATGGTAATGGCGAGAACATTAGAGATTGGATCTATGTTAAAGACCACATTAATGCCCTAATTAATGTTCTATTAGATGGTATTGTAGGAAAACAATACTTGATTGGAGGTAACAACGAAATATCTAATATACAATTAATACATTTGATTGTTGCAACATATGAAACTGTAACAAATCAAAAAATTGACTGGGAATGGTTTGAATATGTAACTGACCGCAAAGGACACGATTTTAGATATGCAATTGACACTAAAGACTTTTTAATCGAATTCCCTAATTTTAAATTGAGTGAATTTAATCAAAGTTTGAAAGAAACAGTAGAAAGTTATTTATAAACTTTTTTCATTATTATGGGGATTATGCTTAGGAGCAGATCCCCATTTATAAATGAAATATTCAAAACAGCTTTGTTCTTTTATTTTATTTTCTTCTACTTTTTCTGGAGTTCTGGTTCCCAACGATACAAAGTGGTAAAAATTACTTTTATAAGTACGTAACATTTTTAATCCACTTAGTTTACATTTCATAAAAAATTCCCAATCAACCACCCATGGACCAGGATAATTTTCATCAAATCCACCTACTTTTAGATAATCTGATTTACCGATTAAAAATGGAAAAGTAGATCCACATTCATCTATAACATTCTTGGCTATAGATTTTTCAAATTCCCAAAAATTTTGAACATCAAATGTTTTTACATCTCTTCCAAGATTTTGTATGATAAATTGTCTAAACATACTTGGATTAGGTTCAATTTGGTTGGCAGTGACTACCGAATTTGGTTTGTATGAAGATTCTAAGTTAACATCCCAATCTTTTGGGAAAACATTATCGTCTTGGACATGAAATACTAAGTTATTACTTGCATTATAATGTCCTAGATTCATTGCTCTAATCATTCCAACATTTTCTTCTATATTTAGAACATCTATATTATTTTTATATTTTTCTAATACTTCTTTGTTTAAATCATAAAACCCATCAACTACTACAATAATTTGATTTTTATTGTATTGTCCTTCAATTGCAGATTTTAGACACAAATCTAAAGCATCTGGTTCTTTATATGTTGGAATGATAGTACTGATCATAGTTTACAAGTTTTATTAAAAGCAGTTTCCCAGTCTACTACAGGACTCATATATTCCATTTCACAGTGAGTAGAATATCCTGGCAATGGATTGATTAAAGTTTTACCTTCATTTGTTAAATGCATGAATTTATCAAAATCTCTGGTATATCCTTTTGTTAAATCACAATACATTTTATGGATATGGTAATCTCGTTTAAATGTTTTGGCAAGACATGCGTAAGTATTTGTAGTATTTGGAATGCTTTTCCAATGAATGTTTTTGGTACAGATTACTTTTGACATTAATTGTTCATACATTGGATACCAATATTTATCATTATGATCGTATAATGTGATATAATCTACCGCAACACTTTCAAATCCTTCTCTCATGATGTTTGTCCAACCTATGTTATGGAAATAATCATCTTCTAAGAAATAAATGATATCATTATCATCAAATTGTAATGTATTTACATATTCAATCATGTTTAGGAAACTACTACCGTCATTTCCACCCTTCTTTTGAAATAGATTAAATTTTCCTTTATAAATATCTTTATTTAGAAAATGGTCGCTTTCGGATAGATTACCATCAAATGATACTGTTACTTCACAGTCTTTATCAATTGTATTTAATAGATTATTAAAACATCCTTCTCTAGTAAAATAATGTGGTCGATTATTTTTATGTGCGGAGTTTGATGAGAATTTACAATGTCTTACGAATACTTTTATTTTCATATACGGTTCCTAAATTTTTCAATTTCTACATGGAAATTTTCCCATGATTTTGCTCTAAAAATGTCTTTTAGATTAATCAACTTTATTTTATCTTTATATGGATCATTTCTATTGACAATATTTTCTGAGACATAAATGCCTTTCATAACATATTGTTTTACATTAATTTTCTTTTGTTTCGCAACTTCCATCGCAACTGACATGAAAGTATCTTCAGAACCATAATGTCCTAAAAATTCTGGAATACCTATGAAATTCATAATTTCTTTAGAATATAGAGTAAACCATCCACATCCAAATTTGGTGGGATTGCTTACATATGTGGATATTTCATTTACATCTTGATTATATGTAAGTTCTGGATCGTGTTTCTTTTCATATTCATATGGATGATTTTTATAGTCATCGTGTACAATATGATCCCATGAAGAATCCCATAGTTTAACAATTTGTGGTGTAACTATGTATTTTCCTTCTAATTCAAATCCTACATCTAGAATATATTTTAACGTAAACGGATGAAATGCAATATCACAATCTAAGAAAATAAACTGATTATAATTTCCTTTTGAAGCTTCTCTTTTTTGTGCAGTAGTTCCTAAAATAGAATTATCATCAATGATTTCAAATATTGATTCGTATGTCCAATCAGTTAATTGTTTAAGAGATTCAAATTTATTTTTGAAATAATCTTGTTTTAATTCACTGTCTTGCCAGTTTATCAATTGATCTGAAAGATTTAGGCTTACTTTAATTGAGACCTTATCTTTTGGATCTAAGTATAATGAACATTCTTTAAGTCTATGTAATGTATTTTCTAAATCATCAATTTCATTTGGTAGAATATGAGATACAATTTGTGTAGTTTTGATTTCTTTAATGTATAAAGCATCTCCCCATTCTGCATCACTCCAATGTGTTTCTTTTCTTAGAAAACCATATTGTTTTAAATACGAATCAATATCATCAATTAAATCATTATCTTTATATACGGATGCGCAATTAACTTCTGTATAGATATAGTCTATATTTGTTAATAATTCGCCTAATCCTTTAATTGCTCTTAATTCTACTCCTTGTAGATCAATATTAATAAAGTTATATTTAGTAATATCAATGTTATTTTCATTGATTAAGGTTTTTAGAGTCTTTGTTTTGCCCTTGAATTTATCAACAATTACAATGTGTGGATAGTATTTTTTATGTTTATCAAGATCAAGAATAGATGATGATTGTCCGTTATTTGTAATTTTAAATTCTACGTCAACATTATCTTCGTCTGATATGATACAATTATAAATTCTATGATTTTTACTATCTTTAAGAGTTTCTCTATCAATATTGTATAGATTAGGATTTCCTTCTATCCAAATTACATCTTTGATATTAAATCGGTCATAATCGGACTTTTCCTCCAATAAATGAGCACCTAAATGTAGAACTCCTTTAATATTAGGATTGTATTTTTTAATGATTGATTCTAATGAAATTAACATAAATTATCTTGTATAAATCATTCCCCACTTATCTTTTCTTTCAGTAATTAATTGTTCAAATAATCCCAAATTGTCTAATGTGGTAAAATTGTTGGGTATGTGAGAATACGGTAAATCTCCAAATTTATATGCAAATTCAGAATAACCAATACTTTGTAAATGTTTACATGTATCTTTTATAGATTCCGTTTCTTCTTCTGCCCATTCAAATTGTACCAAATTTGCTTTATTTGTCAATCCTTTTACTACTGTATTTTCATACCCTTCAACATCAATTTTAATTATATCTGGAACAAATGTATTTTGAATTAATTCATCCAATGTAATTGACTCAATTTGAATTGGACTTGCCCATCCGTTTCCTTTAAATCGTGAATTATCAACCCAATTTTTGCTTGCAGTAGATACTCCATCACACAATTTATTTACATAAAAATCAACAGATTCGTTGGATTTGTCTGATGCTAAATAATGATAAACAGATACATTGTTGAATTTTTTAAACTTATTTACTAAATATTCACATAGATCTGGATTTGCTTCTATACAAATAATATTTGCATTAGGATATAGATTTAAATATTCCTCTGTAAATTTACCGTGATTTGTTCCAATATCAAATATATTCATAATTTAAATCTTTATCCATTCTTTTGGTGTCATATCTTTTGTATCTAAATGAGCTAATGCTGGGCCAAACCATTGTTTTGGAACAACTACTTTTTTATTTGGATTGTTATTTAACCAAGAACCCCACCAACCAAATGTACTATTTCCTATAATGTTATGATCACACATCGTCATTAAACATAAATCTACATAATGAGAATTACCATCTGAATAATAAATTGAATCACTTTCGCCAAACACTTCTTTACACCAAGCAATATCATCTGAGAAAATAAAGTATTGATAGTCATTATTATCATAAATTGCATTTATAGCATTTTGATAATATGTTGCATCCATAATAGGAAATTGATGTTGAATTCCTAAATAATCTCCTCGTCTAATATGAATAGAAATGATATCTGTTTTTTTATTTTTATTGAAAATATCTAAGGCTTTATCTTTAATTTCTTTTTTAAACACAAATGTATTTCTAATGATATCTTTTATGTGTTCAAAATATTTTTCACTTTGAAAGTATCCTTCTATATTTGTATTATCACTTATATTGAAAATATTTTCATCAAAATGATGATGTGGTTCTTTATATGAATTACCGACAACAGTATCACCACTGTCTTTTATATTTACATCAAAACAGTCAAATAAATCAAGTTTATAACTTATCCATTTACCAGTAAACATATCTAAACATCCATTTGGTTTAACTTGTTTATTTTTCTCAACTGGTATAGATGGAATGTAATTATTTTTATATGCAACACCCAATAATGCTGACAGTTGAAATAACTGATTGCCCAATCTTCCGCCATAACCTATACTATTGTGTGTAATCATATGATATTATTTTGTTTGAAAATATTAATCAAAGTTTTATTAATTGTTTGTATATAGTCTCTATATTCAAATGCTCTTTGATAATTTTCTTCAATTATACTTAATCTATCTTTATAGTAATCGGGAGTCAAGGTATTAATAAATTTAATTGCTTGATCTGCATTATAAAATTGAATTATACCTTCTGGATTATAAAATTGTCCGATATTTGAACAACCGTAATAAATTGGAATTGTTTTACACAATATACAATCGGTAATCTTTTCTGTGAAATAACCCTCTCTAGAATTATTTTCTATACAAATTGAGAATTGATATTTACCAAAAGAATCTTCTTTGGTGTCTTTCATTGTAGAAAAATCATTTAAATTACCCAATTGAGTCCAGAACTCTTTTGGTACTTTAATTTCATCTTGTCTATCAAATATTTCATGTCTAATTGCATGACCGATTGATTGTAATTTATTACCTCTTAAAAATGATACTGAAAATTCTTTTTCTCTTTTCTTAGCATTCGTTGTTCCTTGTTCAAAGATATGTATATCATCAAACCAAGATTCTCCATATACTAAAAAAGAAGAATTTTCACAACGTTTTAATACTTTATCACTCCAAGATAAAATTAAACTAAAGTAATCTTTATTTGCTACTGCCCAGTCGTGATTACCAAAATATTCATTTGGTTCGCTTACAATCAATATGTTTAATGGAGACAACGAAAGTTCTTTTTCACTTGGTCTTACATCATAAAATAATGAAAAATTAACATGGGATAAATCTTTTAATCCAACATGAAATTTTTCTGGTTTGATAAATGTGCTGAATATATTCATTTTTTTATAAAAAATACACTTTGATCTTCAAAAACGATTTGAGCATAACCAAAACTTTCCGTAATAGCTCTTCTAACATCTGGGTTGTCGTAATCATGAAATCCAATATAGCCATTAATTTTTATTTTTGGAAGCCATGTTTGAATATCTTCTTTTACGGCATTATAAGTATGATTTGCATCAATATAGACAAAATCAAAATATTCATTTTCAAAATCAATACTAGCATCAACACTTGTTTTTTTAATTTTTACAATATTACTATATTGTTTCATTCTTCTATCAAATTCAAATTCAACATTATCCATATCCATTGATGCTAAATCATATTGATCATATCCAGATTGCCACGGATCTACGCAATGAATAATTGAATTGGAAAAGTTTTGTGCAAATATTTCAGTAGATTCTCCAATATACGAACCTATTTCTGCCATTTTTGAAATATTCTTAATATTCGAACACATATTATTTAGTCCCCGAATTAGATATTCTTGTTCTCTCATTTTTCTCATATTATTTTAAATTTTCAACGTTATATTTGTAATAAGCTTCTATTCTATCTGCATAATTCATACCAGGAAAATGTAATACTAAACTTTCATTTTCTTTAAATTCACTTTCGGCATCTTCAGTTTTATATAATTCATTTTTATATGCATTCATTAAATATTGAGGTTTTACTATATCCCATGTAGATGATGGTTTATTAAAATGATCTAATAATATCATAGCATCTGGAAATGGATGATGTGAATTTTTTGGACCTTCAACAATTACTTTTTTAAATAATTTTTTAATTTCATCACAATTTTTAACAATAAAAACACCAGTATTTAAATAATTGCGATCTATAGTTGCTATAAAAGTTTTATCAGGAGATTTGATTAAATCTTCTATTCGCATAGAAAAGTTGGTAAAGAATGCATCGGCATCTATCCAAAAAACATAATCGTACTTATCAATATATGTTAATATACTTCTAAATTTATAAAAAAAATGATGCATGTCTTTATTTACGATTCTATCACAAATAAATCTATATCCACAGTGTTCTGCATATGCACGATTTTTATTTTCTGATAGTGGTCCTAAATTGCAACTTGCATATACATCATCATATGCTGAAAGAACTAGTATTTTCATATAGTATTAATTTTTTGGTAATATACTCAAATATCCTTGATGTTTATAACTCTTTTCAAATACATGAGTAGATTCAAAAGATTTATAAATAAAAGAAGAATCTTTGCTTAAGTTTTCTGCATCCAAGTACTTTTTGACAGGATTTACTGAATGTTCATATAATTCACTTGGTTCATATAACTTAAAATCGTCAATAATGATCACATCTTTGCTAGTATCTCTATTATTTTTGATAATATCAATCTCTAAATGTAGTGGAAATGATTCTTCTTTGAATGTTTTAATTGATTCTTCATATGAACATTTGTAAAAATCTGCGCCAGGAAAATGTGCATCCAAGAAAAACAATACTGGTTTATTTTTATCTAACGTAGGAACATATTCTTCCAATGCTTTTGTGGAATAATTATGAATATATGTCAAATTAGTATTTGAAATAATTTTTTTTGCATTTTCAATAAATTCTCCATCAATATCTACAGTATAAAAATGTTCAAATTTTGATTTTAATGCATGACGAAGACTAATTGCTTCACCCGTACCAGTTTCAAAATATACCTTTAGATTGTATTTTTCAATCAAAGGTTCCAACATAAATGCGTTTAATTGTCCCATAACTTTTATTCATTAGAACCGTATTTTATAATTTGTATATAATATACAAAATCAGTCAAATATATAGTCGTAATGATATATATGACTGAACTCAATATTGAAATTATTTTTTAATAATTATATTTTATTTTTCTCCAAAAATCATAAACGAATCATTCAAATCAATTTCACTTTTAAATATATTTGTATATCCTTTATCATTCATATAATCAAATACTATTTCTGGTGTAAAAATATTAAGATGTTTTCTATTATTCCACGGTCTCCAATATTCTTGTTTATATGATGGTAAGTATAAGAATAGAATTCCTTCTTTTTCTAATTTACTATACCAATAATCCATAACAGATACCCAATTTGGTATATGTTCTAAACAGTGAGATGAAAAAATATAGTTTAATTTTATATTTGGCAAATTTAAAGCATCAAATCCATCGTTAAATTTAATATCAATTGGAATTGAATTTGGAAATGCCCATTCTTTATTCATACATCCAATGTCAACTCCGATTCCACTACAAACTTGTTGTGCATATGGAATAGCAAATTTTGCAGCGTTACCCTCTGATTGAAATTTCGGATATATTTTATTTTTATAACTTATAGTATTCATTTAATTCATTAGTATATATTTTTTCTTGAAAATGTAATTTATCTCTGACCAATTATTTGGTCTTCTTGAATATAGATATATAACATTTGATTTTATTTTTTCTAATATATAATTTAAAGAAGAATCAATCATATATATTTCTTTTGCATTTTCTACAACTTTACACCAATCAAATAGAGAAAATTCATCGTAAAAATCCAAATAAATCTTTTTAATATCACTTGGTTCTTTTATATCAAACTTCTTGAAATGTGGAGGTGATCCATAATTTTTTGAAATTAAAACATATTGTTCATTATCGTTTAGTTTTAATACATTTTTATATAGATCATCTTCTTTATCTAGATTTCTATCAAAATTAAAATATTGATCCCAATCATTATAAGATGAATTGACTAATTTGTATTTAGCCTCCATGATTAATGAATTTGGATGTTCTATATTTGCTCTTTCTAATGGAATAATTAGGTAGTCCTCTACACTAAAAGGATAGGAAACATCATAATTTGACAAAATATGTTTACCTTCAAAATTTTCATTGTTGTTAACAAAATTAATAAAATTAGTTTTAATATAATCTTTGATCCAAATAAATTCTGGAATGACAGGCCAAATTATTTCTGATTTATATGTTTCGTGTAAAATGTGTGCTATTTTTTGACAGAAAAATATATCTCCTATACCACAAGATTGTCTAATTATTATTTTTTTAAACATAAATGTCAAAATATTTTTGCTACCAAAATTTCTTGTACACCTCTCCAAGAAGCTTCGTAAAAAATAGTATAATTTGGATTTATATTTTTAATAGTAGTTTCTATATGTTTTTTATTAAAATATATACTAATATCATCTATTAATATAGTATGATTTTTAATATGATGATTGTTTATAATTTCCAATTCTTTGTATGTAGGACCGCAATTGTCAATGTGAGCATCCAACCAAAAAAAACTAGGAGAGTCAATTTCTGCCAATATTTCTTCCAATTTTTCCGACGTTGATCCTAAATGTAATTTTACATTAGATTTATGTTTCCATCTATTATAGGAAATGTCATAATTTTCTTGTAAAATTTCAATTGAATATATTTTCTCAAATCCGACACCAAAAGCAGATAAAATACCATCACCGTGATATGTGCCTGTTTCTACAAATGTAGAACATTGACCTTTGTTTTTAAGAAATGCAAAGTGTTTCCAATAACACGCAGATCCTTCTACATTCTCTTTTGTGTTTTTAATATCAATTACTTTTCCGGGAGATGTTAAAAGATCCGGATCATTATTATAGACATATGTAAAATTTGACATAATTATTTGCTTAGTTCAATTTGTGATTTAATCCAATTAAATAGATTTGTTGTTCCAACAATTAGAGGTTGTGATGGTGACCATCCCAATTTTTCTCTAATTAGAGTGTTGTCGCTATTTCTACCATTAACACCAGTTGGACCAGTAATGTTGTTAATTGAAATATTCTTTCCAGAAATACCAATAATCATCTTAGTAAAGTTATTGATGCTGATCATTTCTTCACTTCCGAGATTCACTGGACCACTAAAATCAGAATTTACCAGTCTAAGAATACCGTCAATACATTCATCAATATATAGGAAGCTACGAGTTTGTTCACCTGTTCCCCATACGTCAATGGTACCGTCATCTTGTGCTTCTAATACTTTTCTGCAAAGAGCTGCCGGAGACTTTTCTTTTCCACCTTTCCATGTTCCTTCTGGTCCAAAGATATTATGGAAACGTGCAATATGTACTCTTAGTCCATAATTGCGTTGGAATGCCAAAAACATTCTTTCACTAAACAACTTTTCCCATCCATATTCACTGTCTGGTTCTGCTGGGTAAGCATCAGATTCGGCACACTTAGGATTGTTTGGGTCCATTTGATTATATTCAGGATATGCACATGCACTAGAAGAATAGAATACAAATTTTACCTTCTTTTTTGCACATTCATAAGCAACATTCAAATTGATTAATGCTGAGTTATGCATTACATTGGCATCATTTTCTCCTGTAAATATATAACCTGCGCCACCCATATCGGCAGCCAATTGATATACTTCTAATTCACCGTCGCTATATGGAATTACAGCGGCGACTGATACTGGATCTCTAAGATCACATACTTGGAATTCATCTGCAACTCCATCATTATATTCATTTCGTTTCAAATCAACTCCACGAACCCAATATCCTTCAGATTTTAATTTTTTAACTAAATGTCCACCGATGAAACCACCGGCACCCAATACTACAGCTTGTTTTTTACTCATACTTTGAATCCTTTATTTTCTTCTTCTGTAAACAGTTTGTTATACTTAATGTTTGTTTGTATTTGTTTTTCTATTGTTTTGTTATGATGCAAAGATAATTCATATACTGCGGGTAAATGAACATATGTTTTTGCACCTTCTACTTTTTCATGTAATCTACGTTTCCATTCAATATAATGTACATTTTTAAACAATCTACCTTGTGGATCTGGCCAATTAACAATCAATCTATCTTCATAGGATGTTAATCTCCAACCCCATTGTCTGGAATTTTCTGGATTTACGCCTTTGAAATCATTTATACGAGGAATCCAAAATAAGTCAATATCATTATTTAATTCAATTAACTCATTTAATGATTCCAATAACGTTTCTGATGGCATTTCATCGTCATCAATTTGAAAAATATATTCTCCTTGACACTGACTTTTACCATAATTTTTATGTTCACTATAGTTTTTATTCAAATCATGTTTATATACTTTGAAAAAACTGTTGTCGGATGCGTTATTTAATATTTGTAACGTATCTGGATTATCACTATGATCATCTAATATGATACATTCATTGTTTTGACCGTATTTGTACAGTCTTTCCAAAAGATTTTGAAGTTCAAATCCTGTATTTTTACAAGTAACTAAATATGATATAAATGGTTTTGACATATTATCTGTTATAATAAACCCAACAATATTCTTGACTATATAATTTGTCCATGTTTCCATAGAAAAATTCATTTACTGCTTGTTCTACACCATGATGACCATCATAATAATCATGACCTGCAATTACACCATCCTTTTTAAGTTTTGGATACCATGCATTTAAATCTTCTTTTACACATTCATAATCATGACATGCATCAATGAAAATAAAATCTAAACTATTATCTTTAAATGTCTTGGAAGCATTTACTGATAAATCTTTTATGATATTTAATTTATCTCCCATTTGATATTTGATTGGTTGTATTGTATTCATGAATGAATCATACATACCTTTTTCAAAACTTTCATCCCAAGAATCTACAAGATTAAATTTAATATTTTTATTTTGATTTATAATTTCTACTCCCATAAATACAGAACTTTGTCCATAACAGACACCTACTTCTACAAATTCTGCATTGTCAAAAATAGTAGAAATTTTCTTGTATAAATTGGGAAAAGTAAATGCTCCCTTAACAGATTGATAATAGTGTTCCATAATTATTTATTTAATTTTGGCAATTCAATTTTCTTCAATTTAGGTAGTACAATCTTCTTTTCCACAGCAAATTCCGGAACATATTTGTCCAAAATTCCCCATAGTTTTGTATCCATAGCATTAAGACTAAACTTTTCTGCATTTTCAACACGAAGTTGTTCTGCTTTATCAGTATAAGATTGATTATAACTATGATAATATTGTTTAAATTTGTCTTCTGCCAATCCATATGCGACATAAAACCAACTAGACTCTTTAATCAACCAATCATTTGCAGATTCAGGATGAATTTGTTTTAATGATCCTTCAAAGAAAGATGCATATTTAGGATTTAAGAAATCCAAATGTCCACTCCAATTTGATGATAATACTGGTTTACCACTCAATGAAGCCAATAGCAATGGATGACCAAATCCTTCACCGTGAGTAAAGCTGACATGTACTTTTACTTTGTCATGATTCAACAAAGCATTCATCTCTTTAGGTGTTAATTCACCATGAAGTAGATATACGTTTGGACAATTGTCACCAACTTCTGATTGAATTTGTTTGATTCTACTTAGAATTTCGTCACGATCTACCGCAGAGAAATTTACACCACTAGTCTTTAGTAACAAACAAGGTCTATTTTCAGGAGATTTGTTCTTAAATGTATTACTAAACGTCTTAATAAGATTTCCAATATCTTTGCGATCATTGTATAAACTTCTATGAGTCCACTGTCCTACAAACAAGAATGCAAACTTTTCTGGAATAGAAGAAAGTACACTTTCAACTGATTCAACCTTTTCATCTGTTTTCTTATATACATTAGTATCAGCACCCCAGAAACATACTTCCAATGGTTTTTCACTCTTAAGAAGTTCTTTTCTGCCGTCTTCATATTGTTTTGCATATTGCGCAGATTCAAATACTTTTTTAACATGATTACTGGTAACAATATTCATGTTCATTTTATTTAAACCTTCAACGAATTGGCCTGATGCCATTGTTGTTTCAATACCTGCGGTAATTCCAATATTATATTTACCTACAGGCTGAAATTCATTTGGAATACTGATTTGAATAAACAAATCAGGCTGCTTATTTAAATTTTGCGTCAAAAATAATGATGCAAGTTGTTTTTCCTCTTCGGTATGTAGTTCATCAATTGTTGTTTTTGATGGACATCCACCCCATCTTGTAGGAGCAATTTTAATATCATATTTGCCATATCTAACAAGACTTTTTGCTAGATCGGTTGCCAAATCGCCATATCCACTTCTATTGAAGACCGGACCTTGAATTACACATAATGGTTTACTCATAAATTTATCCTAATTGTCTTTCTCTTTCTTTAATTGAATCTATATATTTTTTTGATGGAGTGGTAATATTTCCACTGATTTTTTCATACAAATCTGCAATGTTTTTTGTTTGTTGTTTGGTATTATCTGTTGATTTGACATCAGTACTACCAAATCCACCGTCACCTCTATTGGTAGAATCTAATTCATCTACTAAAACAAATTCTACATTTTCAACTTTTGTTACCTTGAGTTGACAAACCTTATCACCCTTATTATAGAGTTTAGTAAAGTTAACATATCCTTCCAATGTTTTATCATTTCCAACCAAATAATCTTCTGGTTGCCAGATATACTTGAAACGAAGTAATACTTCACCACGATAATCTGCGTCAATCAATCCAATACAGTTGGCTAATACTAGATTATACTTACTAACACTACTACGAGGAAATGCTAGAATATCATAATCCAAATCAGTATAACCAAAGTTACTAAATTGACGATCTTTTTGAACTGCTAACTTAAGATTGGTCTTGTATTGAATGTAGTCAATGCGTTTGTATGCGCCATTCTCATACTGTGTACCAACGATTTCTGGATCGCTTGTAACAACTACATCAAATCCAGTAGCTCTATCAGTACCTTTCTTTGGTAAATTATCTATAGACTGATAAGTCTCGTTTTTTAAAACTTGAATTTTCATAGTTTAGCTACTGTAGTATTGATGTCATTCTTCAATTTGTCAATATCAATCTTTGGAATTTCTACACCAATACTATTATGTGGTTGATAATTGCCCATATGATTGTTAGTAGTAAACAAACCAAATCCGGGTTCAGGAACGAAGTTATTGATAGTATAATCCATTGCTTTGATAAATTGATCACACATATTCTTTGCATTAATACCACCCTCATTCATTGCCCAACGACGACCTTCCAAACCACACTTTTCACGTTGTTCTGGAGTCATTAAGTACCAATACATAATTGCTTCGGCAGATTCTTCCCATGTACATACATCATCAAAGATATATGGTGTTGGTACACTTCCTTGGATCGTTTTCACACATGGCCAAATTGGCTTTGCCCATACACCATGATTTCTATATTTTCCAATACTATTGGTACCAAAGTTCAAATCAAATTCAAATGGTTTACTGTTATCATCTACTTGACCAATTTGATCTTGTAGTCCACCAGTAACATTAACAATTACAGGAGTACCACACATAATTGATTCAGCAATACTCAAACCAAATCCTTCATTGGAACTAGTTAGAATTGTTGCATCTGCAATATTATACATCGCACACATTTCTTCGGGACTAATCTTGTGTTCAACAAATACAACATCATAATTTGGACACAATGCTTTAATTACTTCAGGCAAATCAGTACCTGCATCTTGAACTTTTTCAGTATGTAGTACAAATACACACTTTGCTGCTTGTTCGGGTGTTAGATTGTCACAGAAAGCTCTGAAAGCTAATACTGCGTTACTTGTCTTTTTACGTTGAACGTTACGACTATTATAGAACAATACGAAATCATATTGTTTGTCTCCAAATAGTTGTTTCTTTTTATCTTTGATAAGTTTATCTGTAGAACTCAATGGTCTAAATACATCACTGTTGATACCGTGAGGAACTAAGTGTAACAAATGTTTTTTATTTTTAAATGGCATAACTTTATTAAACTGGTTGGTTGTTTACTTCGTCTAGTGAGAAACAGTTTTCTGCTCCTAATACATGTTTAGCAATATTATTTGATTGTTTACTAATAGCAAACAATGCGTCACAACTCTGATAAAATGGTCTATTCCACATAGGATATGGCAAATCATCCCAAATGTGAAGATATGTTAGTGGAACTTTTGCACGTACTTGTTTTTCAATTGCGTACAACCATCCCCAAAATCTAGGATCGGTAAAATGCATAATTGCATCTGGATTTTCCGCTTGCATTACAGCAAATAACATTTGATCACTACCATAACCATCTGTTGGATACAGTTTTACATATGCATCTGATATTTTTGTCATATCTCTTGTTGCTTGACTCAAATCAACAACTTTATTTGCTTCTGGATGTTTAATCGCACCTGCAATTTGCACCCAATCATAATGGTGGATTGTGCCTAATACCAATTCTCTGGACATAGTAGCAATACCACTATGCATACGCAAATCATCGGATAATAATAGAATTTTCTTTTTACTCATACTTTTTTAGATCCTGAAATGTTTAAAACTGTTTGTTGTGACGCTTCACTTAATATCGGCAATATAAAATTATAAAGTTTATCTCTAAACTCTTTGTCGTTCATATACAAATACATTGAACGACTTACTAAATCTTGTAAATTGAACTTACTCTTAATATTGTCGATCTTAAATGAATCATATAACTGTTTGTTTACCTTTATTGTTGTTATACTATCATATTTCATACAACATATATGTATATGTATATATACATATATATTAATTTTAATTCAACAATTTATCTTCTTTACCATCACAGTTTACTTTGTGATGTGAACAGTATTTACAATTCTTCTTTGATTTACCAGGAATCTTTGGATATGAACCACTTACATTATAGGTTCCATCTACCGTAAAACATTCTGTAACAAATGTACCAAAATCATTGATGGTAGATATCACTGCTTGTTTATTATGCATCGGTTCAAAGATTTGAATACGACTTTGTGGGAAATCTACATTTTCATATAGTTTTCTCTTCAAGATAAAGAATTCTACTTCAATCATGTTCAAATCTACATCGAACTTCTTCGCATAAAATGCTTTATATAGTAAGATCTGACTAAACTTCGCTGGATCTTCCTTTTGATACTTATTCCATCCATTAGAACTGGTTTTAAAGTCATAAATCTTGTACTTACCAGTTTCTTTATCTTTAAGAACCAAGTCTAGATACGCAATAAAATCCACATTGTTTTTAATAGACATATCCAATGGTACTTCAATACCAATAAATTCATATTTTTGTGACGGAAAGTATTTGAGCCGATTCTTTGAACTTAGAAATGTCTTTAAGATATCTTCACCATCAAATACAAACTCAGTATATTCATCATCTGTATAGGTAAATTTACTACCTGGTTTACTCTTTTCTTTCTGAATTTCTTCCTCAAACTTAACTTTGAACAATTCATATAAATTAAGACTATCTGCTTTTTCAACAGATTCGGTATATAGTGTTTGTAAAAATGTTTGAATAGAATGATGAATTGCGGTACCAAAGAATATATTTAAACTAGCATCATAGATTCGTTTACCTTCCAGATAGTTAAGTTTCCAGCTATATGGACACTTCATCCACATAGAATACTGACTGAAACTTACTTTTTTCTTTTTTATTTCTTGATTTTCCATTTGAACACTTTACATTATAACTAAGATAAGTCAATTTATAACAACTATTTATTCTATATGAACAAAATTATAATTATTCTACTAAGCTGTGTGTCCTTGTTTGCCAATGAATTATTTTTATATGACGCAAACGAAAAGACCGAACTATCTGAAGTCGTTGATAACAAATTGAATTTATTACCAACTACTAGTGGTAAAACATTCACTTTGTCAAATGGATTGTCCATTACCACCAAAACCAATGATTATGCCAACTATGTATTTCCACATCAAATTGCAGTAAATCAATTAGAAAATACATCTGTATATTTTAGCCAAACTCAAACAGTATATGAAAATGATTTCAAATTGCCAAATATCGTTAAAGTAAAGGAAAGTTTGTTTAATTTTACATTTGACGGAGAGATTTATTGTGTTAATGCAACCACTAATGTATATAACATCGGTACTGCTATGGGATTCATTAACTTCGGTAAAAGTAGATTCTTTGCTAAATCTGGTTCAAAATATACACACATATATGTAGTAGAAGGTAAAATTCTAGTATTGGATGGCAAATCCAGTAAAAAGAAAGAATTAAAAGAAGGTGATTATTTGGTTATTACACCACAAGTTAATTTAAGTCCTAGAAGCAATGTAGGTATTAGTACAGGTAATAGTTTCAGTGTCAAAGAAGTAGATGATGCAGAAAAAGAAATTCATACAAAAGAATTAGAAAAAATAAAAAATAAACTTGACAATGTTTTGTTCGTTAGTTATAGTACCAATATATTTGGTATTAAACTAAAATGACATTAGATCAGTTATATTCACTAACAGAAGACGAAGTTACAATGCTTTGGGGTATAGTTAATATGGGAAATCCTCCTGTATTATCTGGACAACAAGTAGATCCAGAACTTTTCCCTTTTATAAAAGACCATAAACTAAGAGAAAGAGTGATTCAGTTTGACAAATATGTCAAACCAGAGTACATTGGTATATACACTTCACTTAGAAGTAAGTTGGGTTATTAATTATGTATCAGAATATATTCGTTGATAAAAAAGAAAACATCGTGCATCTTTGGGACGATGAAAAAGGTTACGTTACATTTCCATTTAGACATTATGCATACAGAAAAAGTCCTAATGGTATTTATCGTTCAATCTATGGTGATAAGTTAGAGAAGATTTATAACTTTAATCCAAGAGATCCATCATTGTTTGAAAGTGATGTTCCAACAGAAACTCGTATTCTAATTGATGCATATGAAGACAGTGATGAACCATCAAAAGGACATCGTGTAGTCACAATTGACATTGAAGTTAGTTCCGAAGGTGGATTTCCTGTCATTGAAGAAGGTGATAAAGAAATCACTGCTATTGCTATTCATGATGATGCTACAAAGAAATATACTGTATTCATCTTGGATAGGGAAATGAAGATACAAGATAGTATCAATGATAACGTTGAGATTAAATCATATGATAATGAAGAATCACTATTGATGCATTTCTTTACCAAATGGGAAGAAATTCAACCAACCATTGTTACTGGTTGGAACATTGATGGATTTGATATGGTGTACTTGTACAACCGTGCAAAACGTGTTGTTGGTGAAACCAATGCTAAACGTCTAAGTTCTATTGGTATTTGTTACTTTAACAAGTTTCAAGAACGTATGACTATTGCAGGGGTATCTTGTTTGGACTATATGATTCTATACAAGAAGTTCAGTGGTAAGAATGAACCAAGTTATGCTCTAGGTGCTATTGGTAAGAAGGTTGTTAATATTGATAAGATCAGTTACAAGGGTAGTTTGAATGACTTGTATAAAGAAGATATTAACAAGTACATTGAATATAACTTGAATGACGTTAAGATCGTTGTTGCTCTTGATGAAAAGTTACAATTTATTGATTTGGCTAGAGGTATTTGTCATACTGGACATGTAGGATATGAGAACTTTGGTATGAGTTCTAGGTTTTTGGAAGGTGCTATTCTTATTTATCTACGTAGAAAGAAACAGGTTGCTCCTAACAAGTCATTGGAAGGACGGGCTGAATATGAAAACCAGTTGGAACAAAATGAAGAAGGTTTTGAAGGTGCTTATGTTAAAGATCCTATTCCCGGCCGTTATGATTGGGTGTTTGACTTGGACCTTACATCAATGTATCCGAATATCATCATCAGTCTTAACATCAGTCCAGAGACTAAGGTAGGTAAAGTAGACAATTGGAATGTGGAAGAATATGTTAAGAATGGATTGAATAATATTTATATTTCTGGAAATCCATATACTCCTTCTGATTTTAAGTCAATGTTGACGGAGAATAATTTGAGTATTGCTAGTAATGGTGTCTTGTATAAGAAACCAGAAGAAAATGGTGATATGGGAACTATTCCTAGTATTCTAGTCAAGTGGTTCGATGAACGTAAAAACTTACGAAAGTTAGCTAAGAAACACGCAGATGCTAAAGAATGGGAATTGTATGAATTTTATGATAATCGTCAAAAGATTCAGAAGATTTTGCTTAACTCTATTTATGGATGTTTGGGTCTACCCGTATTCCGTTTTTATGATAAGGACAATGCTGAAGCAGTCACGTTGACTGGTGTTGATATCATTAAAACTGCTGGTAAATCTATCAATCAATATTATAAAACTGTATTAAAGGAAGATGGTGATTATCTTATTTACACTGATACCGACTCTTGTTTTGCTAGTGCTTTACCTATCATTCAAAAGACAATGCCAGATATTGATCTCAAAGATGAAGAACAAATGACCAAAGCAATCTTGAAAGTTTGTGGTGAAGTACAATCTTTCGTAAACAAGATGTTTGATATCATGGCAGATCGTATGTTTAATGTTCAAAAACATAGATTTGATGCAAAACAAGAAGTTATTGCAAAGACATCATTCTGGTTAGCTAAGAAGAGATATGCACAGTTCATTATCAATAAAGGTGGTGTAGTGTGTGATGAATTGGAAGTTAAAGGTATTGATGTTGTTAGAACATCGTTTCCAGCCAAATTCCGTACATTCATGCATGGTTTCTTGATTGATCTCTTAAAAAAGGTAGAAAAAGAAACCATTGATAAGAACATCTTGGATTTCAAAGAAAGTATCAAGACATTGAATGTTATTGATATTGCTAAGAACACCAGTGTTAAATTTAGCAGTCAAGATAAAACAAAGGTGTATGATAGTAATAAACGACCAGCATTTAAGTTTGTAAGTGGTACTCCTGCACAAGCTAAAGCTGCTTTAGCTTATAATGATCTACTTGTTAAGTGGAACTTGGTCAAATCAGTACCAAAGATTCTACATGGACAAAAGATCAAGTGGGTGTATATGAAACAAAATGAATATGGTATTGAAGGATTGGCTATGAAAGCTGATGGTACTGATCCTGATCAAATTATGGATTTCATTTTAAAGTATGTTGATCGTGAGGCAATGTATGAACAAGAACTAAAGAGTAAACTAGAAGACTTTTATAAGGTTCTTGGTTGGGATTATCCCAATGAAAATGATGCAAAAGCTAGTGAGTTTTTCGGATTTTAATTGTTATGAGTAAATATAAAGAAATGCTAACCATCCCAATAGAGGATGGATCAAATATCCCTTTGTATCTAAATGCACCACATTTTGCTATTTCTAAAGGTTATAACAGAGTGGTTATAGGACAACGGGGACCATATGTAGAATTTAATAAAAATCAAATCCGTTGTAATGCATTGCATATACCGTGTAGTCAGTTATATAGATTAAGTGACCCAAAAGTATATTACATTGAATTTAGAACAACTGATTGTGATGTAAAAGTATACTATCAAATGAGAAGTGTCGCATATGCAGACTATAAGATAGGATGTTTTTATATTTCACCAAGTGATTTATATAAAGTTGACGGATCATCATGTATGATTTTACCCGATGATTACACTGAAACAGCCAAAGAATTTTTTGATTTTGAATCAAAATAAAAAATAGACAAACCATAAAAATATAGTAAACTAAAGAAGTATGACAAAAGAAACATTAAAAACATTCATTAATAAATATTATCTAGCCGGAACAGTTGAATCCGTAAAGTGGGTTGCAAATACATCAAACAAACAATTGATTACAAATGCAATTACTGCGGATAAAAATGTTCTATTGAAGGTTACTCTCAATAACTTCAGTGAATTGGAAGATGGTGAGTTGGGTATCAACGATACATCTAAGTTGGTTAAACTTCTTGGTGTATTGAAAGATGACATCAAAGCTGAATATAATAAAACTGGAGATAAGCTTACCAGTGTAGTATTTAGTGATGAAACTACTGATGTACAGTATGTAATTGCAGATTTGAGTGTGATTCCATCTGCTCCTCCACTTAAGAAAGTTCCTCCATTTACTGTGGAAATTCCATTGGATGCAGAATTTATTTCAAAGTTCGTATCATCTAAGGGTGCATTGTCTGATGTAGAAACATTTACATTGACTATGAATAAGAAAGGTAAGTTGGAAATGATTATTGGTTATTCTAGTATCAATAGTAACCGTATTAAATTGGCAGTAAATGCGGTTGAAGGTAAAGATACTGTTACCAAGAACATTAATTTCAATGCTAATCATCTAAAGGAAATTCTTGTTGCTAACAAGGATTGCACCAATGCTCACTTGAAGGTTAGTGAAGCTGGATTGGCGAGTGTTGAATTCGTATGTGGTGATATTACTGCTGAATATTACCTTGTTGAAGTCAAGAGTGTAGATTGATAATTATAAATGAATGTGAAACCCCCGTATATTGTAAAGTATACGGGGTTTTTTGTTGGTTGACATTTGGGATCTCTATGGTAAACTATTAAAGATATGAGTTTTATTGCATTTGAAGAAGTTAAACAGACTGAAACGCAACATTATCTATGGGTTGAGAAGTATCGTCCCAACACTTTAGAGAATTATATTGGAAATCAACAATTAAAGGATACTGTCAAAGGTTATATTGAGAAACATGACATTCCTCATTTGTTGTTTTATGGTACTGCTGGCACTGGTAAGACTACACTGGCTAAGGCAATCACAAAGAATATTGATTGTGATGTGATGTATATCAACGCATCAGATGAAAACAGTGTAGATAATGTACGAACAAAAATCAAAGGTTTTGCTAGTAGTGTTGGTTTTAGGAAGATTAAGGTTATTATTCTTGACGAATCTGATTTCTTGAGTCCAGAAGCTCAAGCAGCTCTTCGTAACATGATGGAAACTTATAGTTTGACTACACGGTTTATTTTGACTTGTAACTATGTAGAGAAGATTATCCCCCCTATAGTTTCTCGTTGTCAGACATATAAGATTGAACCGTTGAGTAAGAAAGAAGTGGCGGTACATCTAAAAATGATTTTGGACAAAGAAAAGGTGCAATATACACCGGAAGATTTGGGCTATATTGTTAATACTTACTATCCAGATATCCGCAAGATTCTAAACTATAGTCAACAGAGTGTTCTTGACGGTAAAATTAAGATCAGTGAATTGAATAGTACCAATGTTGATGTTAAGAATAAGATCGTAGACTTATTAAAGATTCGTGGTTCTACTGCTTTTAATGATATTAGACAGTTGATTGCGGATAGTGATATCAAACATTATGAAGAAATTTATGAAGTGTTGTTTGATAAGGTGGACGAATATTCAAATGGTAAACAGTCACTTGTAATTTTGACACTTGCGGAATACATATATCAAAGTGCAATGGTTGTAAATCGTGAAATTACATTTATGGCTTGTATTGCCAAGTTACTCAAGGATTTAAAATAATTGTTTATACCTTCAATTTCAATTTACAATATAGTTATATCTTAGAAAGAAGAATGTTATAATGGATAATATATTTTCATATAAAGATAAATCTATATTGTATATTTGTCAGAATGGTACCAGTGGATATGCTAATGCAGCTAAAGGATATATTTATGATTATATTGGTAAAAAGATACCAGTAAAAACTCAATATTTTAATTGTAGTGATGAAGTTAATGAAAACGATAGATTTCATCAATATTTAAATTCATATACATTAACGGATATTAATTATAATACAATTATTGTACATTCTACTCCTGATATATGGACAGAAATAATTAAAAATGCCCCTAATATCAATTTGGAAGGTAAAATTGTTATTGGTAGAACTGTATGGGAATTTGAAAAATTATTGCCATCTTGGGTAGATTCAATTAATACTAGTATTGTTGATATTGTGAGTGTACCTACTGAATGGAACAAACAATGTTTTATCAATAGTGGAGTAATCAAGCCTATTATAGTTGAGCCACATATATATGTAGATTATCCCCACAAAAAAGTTGGACTTACAACATTATCTAAAAAAAGTATTGTAATATCAAAAGATGAAAATCTTCCAGGTTTAAATCTTAATGAATATTACAAATTCTATTGTATAGGTCAACTTATTGAAAGAAAAGGAATTGTTGAAACAATTGATGCGTTTTGTAATGCATTTACTTCTGCAGATAAAGTAGTATTGTTTGTTAAAACATTTAGATTAAATTATAGCAAAGAAGAACAACATAAATGTTTATTAGAAATAGTAAACATTACAGATAAGTATGATCATGCTCCTATAATTTATATTAAAGACAATTTAAATTATGATGAGATTAAGTCTTTACATGATATTGGAGACTGTTATTTTCATTTAACTAAGACGGAAGGATTTTGTTTAGGTGCATTTGATGCGTTTAATAATGATAAAAAAGTAATTATTACAGGTTATGGTGGACATACAGAATATCTAGGTAAAAATTATAATGGTTTAGTTGGTTATAAACTAACTCCACTATCATCAAATGAAAGTGTATTTTTCCAATTTAAATTGGATGATACATATAAATGGGCTATATCAGATAAAGATCATTGTATATCATTATTAAAAAAATTACTAAAAATAGATTATAAAGATTTAATTAATTTTGGTGAAGGATTAAATTCATTAGAAATTTCTGACAATGTTTATTTCAAATGGATGAGTGATAGAAATGAGATTTATATCAATGAAGACGTTGATTATATAACATTAGAAATTATAAATGTAATTCAATCTAATATATTTAAAATAGTTAATGATAAAGGAATTGTATCAGTAGTTAATCTAAATGAAGGACAACAAAGTATTAAGATTCCGGTAAAAAATACAAATAAAATTGTAATTGAAAGTGGATTTTTCGTACCATCGAAAACTACAAATTTTTCTACAGATGATAGAAAGTTATCATGTAAGTTATTTGAGATAAAAGTTTTATCTAATAACAAAGAGGTTAATATTCCTGTTATTAGAATTAACTATATAAACGAAAATGTTAGAAAAATTAATGCTGGAGGTAAATCGGTAACAGAATATGTTGGTGATTATGGTGAAATGACGGTGAGAATAAAAGACACTAATGTTTCTGGTAAGATTAACTTAGGAGTACAAACATCTTTTTATTCACATAGATCTGGATGGGATTATGTTGTACATAATTTGTCTGATTTTAATAATCCTCTAGGAGTTAATTTTGATGGATTTGTTGAAAATGCGTTTAGTTGGCGTAAAAATCAATACATTGCGGATAAAATAATACCATATAAAGAACCTTGGATTGGGTTTTTACATAACCCACCAAATATGCCATTATGGTTTAGTGATAATAATTCATATCCCCAAACATTACTAAATGATGAATTATTTAAAGAATCATTAAGTTATTGTAAAGGATTGTATGTTTTATCAAATTATTATAAAAGATTTTTGAAACATTATTTACATCATACTCCTGTAAATGTATTGTATCATCCAACTGAGATACCCGAGTTGAAATTTAGTTTTGATGATTTTTATAAAAATAAAAACAAAAAAGTTGTTAATATTGGATGGTGGTTGAGAAAATTAAATTCTATATTCTTGTTGGATAGTGGAGAATATGAAAAAATTAGATTAATGCCTAACAATAAATGTAAGGATACTATTTTAAGATTAACTAATATTGAATTAGATTTGTATAACATTACATTAAGTAAGAAACAAATTGATTCTGTAAAAATTATAGATCATTTAGAGAACAATGATTACGATATATTGTTATCAAAAAATATTGTGTTTTTGGATTTGTATGATACCAGTGCAAATAATGCTGTAATAGAATGTATTGCAAGAGGTACTCCGATATTAATTAATAAACATCCAGCTACAATCGAATATCTAGGTGAAGACTATCCATTTTATTTTGATTCATTAAAAGAAGCATCGATAAAATTAAATAATATTGATTTAATCAGAGATACACATAAATATTTGATGACGTTTGATAAGAGAAAACAAATAACAATAGAATATTTTAAACAACAATTGAAAGAATCAGAGATATATCAATCATTATGATAGATTTAAATAAAAAATTTTGTGGTAGACCGTGGGAATTTTTAGAAATTCATGATGACGGTGGATTAAAAGTATATAATTGTTGCCCAAATTGGGTAAATCATAATGATTTGGGTAAGATGAATTATGATACCAATTTTGAAAACATATGGAATGGTGAAAAATCCAAAGAATTTAGAAAAAGTATTTTAGATGGAAGTTTTAAATATTGCAATAGAACTGAATGTCCGATGATTCAAAATGGTTCTTTGCCTGATAAGAATGACATTCGTGATGGAAAACACGGAGAATATTACAAAAAAATAATAGAAGATAATGTTTTAATTTCTGAAAATGCTGATTTTATTAATTTGTGTTATGATGTTAGTTGCAATTTAAAATGTCCATCTTGTAGACCAACATTTTGGTTTTTAAATGAAAAAATAAACCCGATAGATTTTAATTTAAAAAGACTATTTCAAATTAAGTTGTTAGAATACTTATACAAGTGTACTCGTCCAATTACTGTTAATATTACTGGTTCAGGAGATCCATTTGCTAGTAAATTATTCTGGGAATTTTTACAATCAATAGATGGAAAACTCAACAGTAATATCAAAATTCATTTACAAACTAATGGAGTTTTATTTACTGAAGAAAATTGGAATAAACTTCATAAATTGCATGATAATCATATTGCAGCTATTATAAGTTTAGATGCAGGAACTGAAGAAAGTTATAATTATACTAGACGAGGAGGGGATTGGAATAAATTGATGAAAAATTTAGAATTTATTTCGACTCTATATAAAGAAAATAAATTAAAATTTGTAAGATTGGATTGTGTAGTTCAAAACAAAAATTATAAAGAAGTTGATAAATTCATAGACATAGCAAAGAAATATGATTTTTATTGTTATTTATCACGAATTGTAAATTGGGGAAGAGGTACTTATACAGACGAACAATTTAAAGAGCATAACATTTTTGATAAAAATCATGCTAATCATTTGGATTTTGTAGAAAAAATAAATCAAAATTTCAATTATGATAAAATTGATTTTGGCAATTTGAGCGAATATATAAAAACATGAAAAAATACGAATCAAAAGCATCAACGCAATCAATGTTTACAAAAGATTAAATATGAAAACTTTACAAGAAATTGGATTAAAACATGGTTCAGATAGATCAATTAATTTAATTGGAACTAAAACATATCATAATTATTATGAACCCATTTTTAAATTAAAAGAAATTAAAACCGCACTGGAACTTGGTGTATATTATGGAAATGGACTCATTACATTGCGAGAGTATTTACCTGAATCGGAATTGATAGGAATCGATGTCTCTTTGGAATGTTATACCCGACAAATTAATAATTGTAGTTTATATCAATCATCACAGACTGATACTACTAGATTAAATGAAATATTGTCGAAACATAATCCTTTAGATCTTGTGATTGATGATGCATCTCATGAAGTTGATAAATCAATTGAATCATTTAATATTATTTTTCCATATGTAAGTAGTCAAGGCATCTATATAATAGAAGATTTACAATGTTTTAATGTAAAGCATAATAAAAATATAGTTTCTGATTTTACATATAATAATGGAGTAAATGTAAAATACAATGAGAAAGATTTTGATACTTTATTAAACTTCATTAATAAATTATCTGATGACACCATTTCAAAAAGATCATATCAAGAAATTAAAATTACAAATAATAGTCTTATTATAATTAAAATATGAATAACAAATATCAAGATTATGTATGTATTCGTCCTTTTGCAGAAGCGCAAATAATGACTAATGGCGACGTATTGGGTTGTTGTCCTGCCTGGGTAAATCACTTTAAATTAGGAAATTTACACAAAAAAAGTTTAAAAGAAATATGGAATGATAAGAATGCTCAAGAATTTAGAAAAAGTATTTTAGACGGAAGTTTTAAATATTGTAATGAAAATTCATGTCCCGTTTTACAATCAAAAAATGGTGAAGTAGTACGTAAATCAGAATTAAATAAAATTTGGTATGACGAGGTAATAGAAGATATAAAAAATGAGAAAATTGTATTAAATCATGATCCTTTACATTATCAATTAGCTTATGATAGATCTTGTAATTTAAGTTGTCCATCTTGTAGATCAGAATTAATTTATGCGACCGGAAAAGAAAGAGATGATATAAATAAATTTCAAGAACAAATATTAAAAAATATTAAAACTTCTAGAAGATTAACAGTTACTCCATCAGGCGATCCATTTGCAAGTACAACTTTTAGAAATTTTCTTATTAATTTAAAATATGAAGACGCTCCTAATTTGAATGGAATAACAATATTAACAAATGGACTTTTACTCAAAAAATATTGGGATCAGATTAGTGATTTTGTAAAAATTAAAATTGATACTATAAGTGTTAGTGTAGATGCAACTACTCCTGATGTATATCATAAAATTAGAAGAGGTGGTAATTTTCAAACATTGATAGAAAATCTAGAATTTATAAGAGACGTAATAAAAGTTCCAGATTTTGCAATAAGTACGGTAATTCAAAAAGACAATTATGAACAATTGTCAGACTTTATTACATTCGCAAAAAGATTTAATTGTAATAGATTACAATATCAAATTTTTGAACCGGATTTTAGGATATGGGGAGAACGATCTTATATTGATGAATGGAAAGATAAAGCTATTCAAGAAAAAACACACAATTTACACCAAAATTTTTTAAAATATATAAATGATATACAATTAAATCACAGAGATTTGTACATTGATTTCGGACCACTTGTAAATCTTAAAAATGGAATTGATATATCACAATTAGATACAGTCGAAACAGAATATAAAAAACATTGGTCAGATGATATAAAAAAAGTATGGTATAACAATGAAGTACACAATGTAAAAACGAATCATTTCAAAAAAGTAGTAAAAAATGGAAAAGAAACAGATTGCGTTTATTTAGATAAAATAAAAATTTATGTTTATTGGAATGATGATAGAAAAGAATGGGGTAGACATGAATGAAAATTAATTTGTATTATTGGAATAATGGTGTAGGAGTTGTAAATGATGCGATTCTTATTAAAAATGTATTACATGAATATGATGTAATTGCATATGATATTTCTAAAAAGAATAATTATAGAAATAGTGATTTAGGTATTTTTATACAGAACATTCAAGCAGACCAATTATCAAACAATAAAAAGAATGTTCTTCTAATAAATGAAGAATGGTTAAATCCAGATGAAATTTTGTTTTTGAAACAATTTGATCATTTAATCGTTAAATCTAAATATGCTAAAGATTTATTATGTTCTGAACATCCATCTATAATTCAAACTGGATTTTTTAGTATGGATAGGCAGTTTTTCCCAAAAAATACAAGAAATATTTTACATTTCAAGGGAAAATCAGTACAAAAAAATACAGAATTGGTTAATAAATGTAATTCGGTTAAAATATTGGACTCTGAGATTGAATATTTAACAGAAAATCAAGTAGTTGAAAATTTAAATTCTCATGATATTCATATATGTTGTAGTTTATATGAAGGATGGGGACACTATTTATGGGAAGCAATGAGTTGTGGTAAATTAGTTATTTGCAGTGAAGTGCCTGTTTTTAAGGAATATCTAGATCCAGAATTAGTAAAATTTATACCTACTAAGGGTATATATAAAAAAGTAATTGGATATGAATTTCTAGATACTAAAATATATTATAAATACAGACAAGGATATTTTGTTGACAAAGTTAACTTTGACGAATTGTTAAATAACAAAGAAGAATTGTTTGAATTTCAAAAAAAGAATAGTGATAATATACGACAACATTTTTTGCATGTAAATAAGATAAACAAACAAAAGTTTTTGGAAACAATTAAATTCATATTATGAAAAAAAGTGTTATATGTTATTTGTCCAAATCAGACGACAGAACAATTGATAATTTAAAGTCATCATTGACAAAACTTTATAACAATTATAAATATATAATTAACAGTGATGTAATAGTGTTCGTTGAAAATGACTTTCCGATAACTGTTATAGACGAATTAAAAAATTTATATGTTAATTTAAAATTTAAAACTATCGAATTAAAGTCATCTAAAGATTTTAGTATAAATCAAGTAGAATTTGAAGATGGTAGACCCGAATACAAGATAGGTTATAGACATATGTGTCAATTGTTTTTCAGTGAAGTATATTCATATATACAAGATTATGATTGGTATATGAGACTTGATACAGATTCATTTATTGAAAGTTCGATTGATTATGATTTGTTTGATTATTTGGATAAGAATAATAAAGTGTATGGATATACTGCCGAATTGGCAGAATGGCCGCCGGTTGTGATTGGAATGGGTGAATTCTTTATCAATTTGGTTAGAAAACACAATCTTAAATCTACTTTCTTTGATAAATTAATAGAAAACGACCGATATAATCTTAGACAGATTTATAACAATTTTGAAATAATTAAAGTTTCCTATTTTAGGAATGAGTTGGTTCAATTATTAATCAGTGAAATTAATAAAAGTGGAAATATATATAAAAAGAGATGGGGGGATTCTCCGTTGAGAACTTTTATCTTATCATTGACAGTAGAATCCTCTAAAATATATAAGTTTAATGATTTTGATTATATTCATGATGCTTATAATAGAAGAAACGGTATAGAACTTTGTAGTTATATTGGTTACCAACAAAATTTATTTCAACAATGGAAAAAAGAAGGATGGTTAGATAAATGAAAAATATACTTTATATAGCAGTTTACGGAACATGTGGATATGCGATATCCGCAAAATATTTTATGTTTAACTATTTAATGAATGGTTATAATGTAACATTTATGCCTCAGTATGTAGATAATACAAAAATTGAAAACCCAGACATAATTGAAAAGGCAGTAGAAGAATGTAAAGAAAAAATGTATGATTCCTATGATTTATGTGTAATAAACTTTTTACCTGATCAAGTAGATAATATAATCATGGGGTATAAAAAACATTTTAACAATCCAAATATTAAAATAGTACTACAAACTACATGGGAAACAACAACGTTACCTCCAGAGTGGATGTCTTTTCTTAATAGTCCTAATATACACGAAGTGTGGACATCTTCTGAATTTACTAAAAAAGTATTTGAAGACAACGGGGTAACTACACCTGTAAAAGTAAATAAATACTTAAGCTATAACTTTTTTAATAAAAGGCAAAAAGATGAGTTAGATATTCTGGAATATGTTCAATATGGTAATAAAGATATCCGTCGCACATATAATTTTTATAATATTGCTACATGGAATGATAGAAAAAACAATGTAGGAACAATAAAAACATATTGTGAATCATTTACAGCTAACGATAATGTATCATTAATAATGAAAACTAATTACTATTACTATACAGACGAAAGTGTAAATATTATTAAAAAACAGATTGAAGATATAAGATCACAATATCCAAATCCACCAGATATAGTTATATTTTTTGGTAATTATTCAACTAAACAGATAAATGAAATACATAACTTGGGTGATTGTTATTATTTATTACATAGAGGTGAAGGACTTGGATATGCTGCATATGAAGCTTATTTGAATCACAAACCAGTCATAGTTACGAAATATGGAGGTCATATAAATTACTTTACAGAAAATTATCCATATATGGTTGATTATACAATGTGTGATGTATTTGGTATGGAGTTTGCACTGTTTTATCAACATAAACATCAATGGGCAGAACCAAACTACGAACACGCCAAACAACTATTATTACAAGTTTATAATAAAAACAAATGACTTATTATAGTGTAATATTAAATGACGAACTTGATTTTTTAAAATTACAATTAGAATTGAATTATCCGTATGTTGATAAGTTTGTAATTGCTGAATCATCGTTTACATTTTCAAATAAACCAAAACCACTTTATTATTTTAATAATAAACATTTATTTGAAAAATACCAAGATAAAATAATTCATTTGATTGTAGATTTTAATGAATTAGATACATGGGTTACATATCCGCCAACCGTATTTAATATAGACGATTGGCGTAGAGAAAGAAAACAAAGAAATTATATATTAGAAAACATTACATTTACTGATGACGATGTTCTCATTTGTGTAGATATAGATGAAATTATATTTTTGGAAAGATGTATATCCAAAATAGATAAAAATGATGTTAACTATTTTGAACTTGATATGCGGAAATATTGTATGAATTTACAATGTACTATCAATAATCCGTGGGTTAGAGCGTTAGCATTCAATCCTAATTTTTATAAACAAGAGATACATGACTTGTGGCATTTAAGATTTTTAAGAAACAAACAAAACTCATATAAGTTGATTAGTAATGCTGGTTATCATTTTTCATGGTGTTATAATGTAGAAAATAAATTATTATCATTTGCACATCAAGAAGATAATACAATAGAAAGATATCATATAGTAAGGGACAGAATAAAAAGATTGGATGATACAAAATTAATGAACGATTTACCAGAATTTTTATATTCAAATTATTCAAAATACATTTACAAATAAACAAAACGGATAAAAAACACTATGTATTAGTATGATGTATTATTCTGGAAATTCCCAAGATGAATTTGTACTAAATATTCTTAATCACATTAATAATGGGTATTTTATTGATATTGGATGTTTTTTACCAAAACAATATAATAATTCTTATGCAATGGAAACTATTGGGTGGAATGGTTTAGCATTCGATTTGATTGAATATGAACATTTTTCAACTGAAAGAAAATGTAAATTTATAATGGGTGATGCAACTTTACATAATTATGAAAAAATTTTCGTTGACGAAAAAGTTCCATTTGTTATCGATTATTTATCTATAGATATAGACCACGGAAGTTTAGAAGTATTAAAAAATATACCTTTTAAAAATTTCAAATACAAAACTATTACAATTGAACATGATTATTATAGATTTGGAGATGAACTTAGAAGAGAACAAAGAGAAATATTAAACAACAATGGTTATTTCATGTTATTTTCTGATGTTGATGCGTTTTGTAATACAAATACATATTTTGAAGATTGGTGGGTTCATCCAAATTATGTAGATGTGGGTAAATACAAACATCTAAATAGAAACATGAGATGTAATAAGGATATAATAAAAGACTTGTCTTAACTATACATGAAAAGTATATGAAAAATAAATTAATTATTTTCAGTCATCATTATGTCGATGATATCGTAATTGAAAGATTTAACAATTTAAAAAATTTAAATCTTACTTGGGATGTAATTCCTATTGGATTTGAAGGATATAATTTGATTCCAAATTCATTGATCGTAAATAAAGAAAAATATCCAACAAATAAAGCAATTAATTATTATGTTCCGAATAAATTAATTGATTGGTTTGATTGTGATTTATTTGCATATGATGCTTATTTTCAAATGCCTAATTATGATGAATATTTTTTATATGAATATGATACAATCTGTAATATTCAAATTGAATCTTTTTTTAATACAAATGTAGATTTTTTTGGAAATCGTATATGTGATCCATCGTCAGAAGATTGGGAATGGATAAAATTATATAGGAAACACAATCCACATCACATTAAGTTTTCTACTTTATATTCATATGGACAATCAACTTGTGTATATTTTAAAAATTATATATTGGGCAAATGTGTGAATGAAGTTTTAACCAACAAACATTTATATGACAATATGTTTTGTGAAGTAAGATGTGGTACATTAGTAAGTCAATTTACTACACTTAAAAAAGGAAGAAAAGATATTGAAAAATATATAAGTTGGACAGCCGATGATATTAATGTTAATCTAAATCGACCACACTTTTATCATCCTGTAAAATAATATGTTATTAAAAAATAAAATTTCTATATTGTTTTTACATTATTCAAATGATAATATAACAATGCAAAATTATGAATTGTTAAAAAAATACAATCCTACAAAAAATATTTATCCAATAGGATTTGAAAATCATAATTTAATTGATGGTTCTCATGTTGTTTCTAGAAAACAATCATATCCAAAAAATAATCTTTTAAATGAAACTTGTAAAAGAGAATACTGGAGTGAAGCAGATTTATTAATCTATGATTTTTATTTAAATTATCCAAATTTACCAACTTATTTAGTGATAGAATGGGATACTTACTGTAATTGTTCATTGGAAAGTTTTTATAACAATGCATTAACAATGTCCAATTTTAGTCACATAATATACCCAAAAGAAACATTGAATAATTGGTATTGGTATACACAATTGTCAGATTCTCAAAAATTAATACCTAATATAGGTGGAATAGTACCAACTTCTGGTTTATTTTTTACTAGATCTGTGTTATCATCAATGGTTACTTTAATAATCAACAATCCAAGACAATATGATAATATGTTTTCGGAATTAAGATTGGGAACACTGTTACAACAATCTGGGTATACATTAAATAAACCATTTTTAAATTCGGAATCTTATATTAATTGGAACATTGATTCTATCACATTTGATCCGTTGAAATCAGGATATTATCATCCTATCAAAACTATAGTCTAAAATAATAGATATTAACTGTTGTTTTCTTATATTTATAGTTATGTCAAAAACTATAAATGAAAATGATATGGGAGATAGAATGTATACAGGACAATCCTATATACAAGGTGGATTAGGCGGTGCTTCTAGTTTGGGTACATACAGTTCACCAGATGCATCTCAAAATATTGGTGCATTCAAAGCTAATTCCACATTAGCTGGTTTTAAATATGCTCCTACTATAGCTGGTTCTGCAAGTGACATTAGTACTCCTCCACCAGAGGATTACGATAATAAATCAACATATAGTCCAAGTCAATATGACAAAGATGTTGATGAAATCAAATACAAAGTAACACCCGACGAAGTTTTAGCCGGTTTACAATACGAATTAAAGAAAATGGTCTTTAAAAGAAAAGACTTGGCTAAAGAATTAGTAGTGAGAAATCTTAAAGGAGATAACAAATACTACAGTAAACTACATATGTTAAACATAGATGATGATGACAAGTTACCAGTAAAACCATCATTTATGGGACCAGAATCAAAAGCGGAACCATACAATTTAATGGCTACTCCTCAACAAGAAGCTGTAGATTATCGTACTCCACAAGAAAAAGAAATTGGTAAAATAATTAGAGAAATGGCTCAAAAGAAATATGAAAAACGATTCCCAAAAGCCTAAAAAAGAACCAAATGATCCATTAATCGGCGACCCTAGAATGAAGGGTAGAAGATGGATGATTGACCCATATTGGGACGACGGTAAAACTTTCAAAAAAATTGCTAATATGAAGAAACTCAACGAATTTGATAAATGGACAGATACTGAACATAACGATTGGGATGTATCTTATAGAGAATTTTATGATCATTTGACGGAACAAGTAGGCGAACTAACTGGTGGTGTTGGTGATGCTACCGCACCAGCAAATGTAAATACACATGAACTAGCAATAGGTGTTCAAGTTGAAATGGAACACACAAACGATGAAAAGATTGCCACTGAAATCGCATTAGATCATTTAACAGAAGATCCCAATTACTATACGAAATTAGTAGATGCTGGCCTTGCAAGTGAGTTTAAACCAACTGCTAGTTCTGGTTTAGGAAACCCAAATCAAAGTTTTAATGATGAAGCAAGAGTAGGTAATAACAGCGTTTCTTCAGTAAATATGGGTGGTACTATTGGTAAAACATCTAATGGACAAGTATCTGGAAGAAAAAGTCAACCAATTATTGATAAAACCGTTGAAATTGATATTGAAGAACCAACATTAAACGAAGCAAAAACAAAGAAAAAGAAGAAAAAGGGAGCCAAACCAACAAATAGTAAACTATGGTCAAGAGCTAAATCATTAGCAAGATCAAAGTTTGATGTTTATCCTAGTGCTTATGCTAATGCATGGGCAGCTAAATGGTACAAATCTAAAGGTGGAGGTTGGAGATAATTTTATGAGTGACTACCAAACATATATAAAATATGCTAAGAAATCAATTCGTGAATTGGAACAATTAGCTGATATCAAGAAAACCTTAAAAGGTAAGAAATTGGCTGAAAAAATTCGTGAATTGGGATTGAAATGGATCACCAAGAGTGCAGTTGATTCTGTATTGCATGGATTGGGTGAAAACAATGGATTTTCAAATCTTACCCCACAACAAAAACAAGTTGCAGAAAAGTTAGTATCACTAAAAGATACTGCTTTAACTCATAAATCATCAAGTATTCAAGGTATAATTGATGAAAATGCTGAAATGGCTCAAAGTGACGTTACCAAACTAATTGATTATAGTGAAAAAATACAATCAATGTTTAGTGTGGATGATAACTTGGAAGATTGGGTTAAGGCTAAATTGAATCATGCATGTGATTATGTTGCCACAGTAAGAGATTATCTTAAGTTTTATAGTGAAGAAAAGGCAAAAGGTACACAAAATATTGAAGAAAAGTGGACTAATACTTATAAAAAATCAATAAATTGCAGTAATCCTAAAGGTTTTAGTCAAAAAGCACATTGTAGAGCCAGACAGTTGAGAAAGGCTGGTAAATCAACACAAAGTAAACCAGTAAAAGAATGTTACAAAGAAGCTATACAAGAACTATTAAAAGAACAAAATAGTAGTATGGCAATGGGTGCGTTGAAACAAATTAATAATGACGCAAAAGAATTGGAAACAATGTTGCAACCAAATACTCAATTGGAAGATTGGGTAAAGTCTAAATTGAATCTTGCGGGTGAATATCTTGATGACGTTTATCATCATTTGGATCATTTTGGACCAGAAGGTAGAAAATTGGATGAAGGTTATTATGATGACAAAGAAAAAAGAAGTCGTGAAAGAATGTTGAGATTTGGTTCTTCTACATCACCCGAAAAGAAATATTGGTTTACACCAACTGGTACTGTAGCCGAAGCTGGTTATAGTCACGAAGATTGGATTAAAAACAATGAACCATCTTTGGTAGGTGCAACTTTAGTTGATACCTATGATAATGCAGTAAGAAAAGGTTATATTAGAGCAGTTTTGGATACCCGTCATAATTTCTTGATGTTATCCAATCTGGAAAATTATGACTTTTCTATGAATGGCAATACTAATCAAAATGTACCCGCAGTAAAATCATCTGTTTTAGATACAATTAGAAATTTTATTGAAGAAAAAGGTGTTTTGATTACCACTACTGGTAAAGGTAATTTCATTGATGACTTGAGTAGTATCAAAGAATCCAATTTATCTGAAGGAGTAAAGGATTGGCTTGCTGCTGGTGCTTTAGGATTGAGTGCAATGACAGGAAATGTTGATGCTGCAAAACTTCCTCAATCAGTTCCCGTCGTACAAACCGCAGTAAAAGATAGTGAATTGTCATTATTAAATAAAAATACCAGTGATTATATTTCTCACTGGGAAGGTAAAAGAGACAAAGTATATAATGATAGTGAAGGAAAACCAACAATTGGTATTGGACACTATTTGAATGGTTCTGAACAAGATAGAAATTTGTTTAAATCATTATTTGGTAACGCAGTTGATTATAATAAAGTATTGAATGGTCAACAAAAGTTATCATCTGATCAAATTGAAAAACTATTCAATGTGGATGTAAAGATCAAGGAAAAGTTGGCATCAAGTAAAATTAGTAACTTCAACAGTTTACCAGTTACAGTTAAGAATGCGATAATTAATGCTTTATATAGAGGTGATTTGGGTCCAAAGACTATTGCATTAATGAATAGTGGTAAATGGGGATCGGTTGCTAAAGAATATTTGGATCACAAAAATGCAAAAAGTGGACCTGAACAAATCAAAAGAAGAATGAATACAAATGCTATGGCATTTGCACAATTTGCAAAGAATAAAGGTTGATATGGAAGAGTGGCCGTCAATAGGAAGTGGAATGTTTGGCGGTATGTCTATGCAAAGACCTACCGCTACAAGAGTTCCAGATTTTGATCCTGTTGCATTAATGACAAAAAAGAAACAGCAACAAGAAGATACTACCAATATTCCTGTTGTAAGTCACGATGAAAAAGACATTAATGAATTGGAATCATTTTGTCGTAAGTATGGCATACTTGGATTCAATTGTGGTAGAATGCATCCAAGAGCAGCATTAAGAATGCTTAAAATGAGAATGGGTATTCCAAATGAAGAAAAACCTATTGTTGAAAACAAATCGTTACTAAAAGGTTAAGTTGTCCATCTAACAATTGGTGTTCTTACCCATATATTGTTAGTGTATATATAAATGAAATTGTTATCAAATCTTACTTCACCTGGCATTCCTGATGATGTATAATTTGTTGGTGCAGATCCAGTATTATTGATATTCATATAAATAAATGAACCTGTGTCTGCGATTATAGTATTTTCTACATATACATTTGAACCTGTGATATAACCACTTGCACTGATATTACTTGATGTAACATTAACTAATGTGTTGTTGTTGGAAATTAGTATAGATGAACTAATTCTACTTGCGGTAACATTAGTAAAATTACCAGTGGATGGTGTAATATTACCAATTACAGTGTTATTGATATTACCACCATTTATTTGTGCATTACCTGTTGTAATAGTGGAACTTGTAATAGTAGATGCGGTGATTGTATTTGCAATAACAGAACTGCCTGATAAACTACCTGTTACATCACCTATTATACCAGCATATGCATATATCTTATTAAATACTTTTAAAACACCGCTGATTAATACATCCAAACTAAAGAATGCTGATGAAGCACTTATTGCAGATGAACTAATAGTTCCGTTATAAGTTAATAAACTATCTACTTCTGTAAGGTTTGATGCGGTTAAATTACCAATTGCAGATTCTACTTTTAAGAATGTGTTTATTGGAAGTTGTTTTTCGTTTCCAAAACTACTAATTGGTCCTTGTAATATTAATGCACTACTTGTTACAACTGGATTGGAACCAGTTTGATTATTTGTTAATAGCCAGTAATTGTTTGCACTATCCCATAATAACGAACTGGTAACATTATTGTTACTACCACTGTCAGTTAAATCTAAACCTGCATATCTTTGACTTAAAGAACCTGTACTCCAAGCATTTAATTGTATTCTATTGTCACCAATAATTACTGTACTTGAACTAATGTTAACAACTGAACCAGTTCCATATACTGTGAAATTTCCATACAATGTTGTGTTACCTCTTACTGATAATGTATTTAGTTCTGTATTTCCACTTGCGCTTATATTACTGGCGGTAATTGCGAAAGCAGATATATTGCCAATTACATCAAGTGTATTATTTCCTAATAATGTTGACGATCCTATTGTAACACTTGAATTAAATGCTGCAGCACCACCACTTGTAAATTTAATATTTGCACCAAGAAAATCAACAGTACCATCCGAATTAAATCTATTCCAGTTTTCTGCATTACCATTTCCACCAAGCATAACATTTGGTGTTAACATTAACGTTTGATTTGGAGAATTAGATACATCAATCGTTGGATTGTTATTTGTGTAAAAAGGATCAGATTTATTTACTACCAATGTATTTCCTAAAAATGAAGCGGTGTCTGATAAAATAGAAATTTCATTATTACCTTGAGAAATCAAACTATCAAATGATAATTTATTTGATGACCAAAATGGAAAATAATTGTTTGATCCACTTCCAAAATAACTTGCGGTTGAACTGTTATTGCTCCAACTACTTGTACCAAAAACACTACCACTAAATCCTGCAGCGATAATTTGTCCACTTGCGCTTATATTACTTGAGGTAATATTAAATAATCTTGACGAATTTGAATTTAGGGTGTTAAAATTTGCTGCAGAAGCGCTTATATAACCACTTGCGCTTATATTGCTTGAAGTAATATTAATTAAATTAGAATTTGTTGCGGTTAAATTATTAGTAATTATAGAACTACCTGATAAACTACCACTTAAATTTCCAATAAATACAGAAGCGCTTATTACTGAAGCAGTAACATTAGTAAAATTTGCTGTGCTTGGTGTAATTATTCCAATCGCTACACCTTCTAAAGTACTAGCACCAACAACAGATCCTGTAGAATCTGTTCTTATAATGAGACTGTTACCGTTTACATATTTTTCTTGATATGCGGTATTAGTTACATTTCTCTGGTCAAACCGAATGTCTTTAGCACTTGCCATATTTTATAAATATTGAATATTTATACTTAATTACATTATATTTATAAAGGATTATGTCATACCCAATTGAGAAATTAGAAAATCAAATGATTGATTTGATAGATGAAGTTTATGCCAATAGCGGTTTAGGCAGATGGTTTGGTAAAGGTGGTGTAGGCAGTTCATCTGGTGGAGGATGGGATAGATATAATAGTAGTGGTAAAAAGGTAGGTAAATGTGGTGATGCCAAAAAAGGAAGCAGTTATAGTGCTTGTTTGGGTAAAAAATATGTAGCTAGATTAAGATCCAAAGGTGGACGTAAAGCTATTGCTAATTGGGTAAAAAGAAAAAAATCAGCTCAAAATAAAGCTGGTAGAGGTGAAAAAGGAAGTGGTGGTAAAGGTAAAGCTCCTGTAAGAGTAAGTTACAAAGAACAGTTATGTGAAATATTTGTTATCAATCACAAAGAACAATTAAAAAAAGATTTAGTTAAGTTTCTAACTAGAGAATTTCAAATAGACAATTTGAAAGCAGTACATGGTGGATCAAGCATTACTGAATATAAGCCAGAAGATTGGGTGGAAAAAATTGCAGACAATCTACTTAATAGATTATTACAGTATTTTGAAATCATTCGTGGACAAACCGAAAGAAATCTTCAAACAGACATTCCACTATCCAGAGATTAATAATAACTTGTTTTTCATTTATTATATTGTAATATATACACATATACGACTATATATAAATGTATGAATAAATTTTACATAGTAGATACTACACAAAGAAAAGAACCTTTTATATTTGAAAGTGTACAAGGTCTAGTTAAACACCTAGAAGGAACTGTTCAACGCAAGTTTGGACAATCTAGATCCAATTATATGCAAAATCTAATTGATCTTGGTCATGGTTATGATGATCGTGAAGGTAGAACTTTTACAGAATCAATGCGAACAATATTTAATATTGGCATTGTTTCAAAAGGTGGTATATTGAAAAACTGTAATGTACATGATGTATCACATTATAGCAAATACCGTACCGAAATGGGTGATTAAAACATGATTAATTTGGATGTAAAATGGAGTGACCCGTATGAAATTGAATCAAAGAGTGGAATACCTCTTTGGACAAGACATTGGTTAATTCCAGTCAATTATCGTAATGAATTCTTTGTTTATTGGAAAGGTAACAGTTTCAAATTAAAAGACAAAGGTTACGGTGTCAAAAAAGTAGATAATGACTGGTTCTTGACTGAAACTCATACCACTAAAGATAGTTTTTCAAAAAAGAAAACAACAGATAAAGTCAAATCAGACGAACCGTTAAAACCATATGAAGTAAAAGCATCAGATGGTTTGCGTCCATGGCAAGTAACTGCTGTATCAAAACTATGTGCAGCTATTAAAAAATGGGGATGTGCAATTGACGGTAGTGATGTTGGCGTTGGCAAAACATATAATGCATGTGGTACTGCAAGAGAATTGGATATGGATATTCTTGTAGTATGTCCAAAAGCAGTCATGGAATCATGGAAAAGAGTAATCAAGAACCATTTTAAAATAAATCATAGATTGGTTGGAGTAATCAACTATGAAATGCTTAGAATGGGTAAAAAAGATAGTATGATTGCGTCTTATGTTAAAAGAAGAGACACTAGACGCAATGAATTTGTATGGAAGATTCCTAAATCAACCCTTATTATCTGGGATGAAAGTCAAAAATTAAAGGGTGCAAATACAAAAAATAGTGAAACTTGTTTGGAAGCATTGAAACAAGGTTATAAGATGTTGTTTTGTTCAGCAACTAATGCAACCAATCCATTAGAATTAAAAACTGTTGGTATGGCTATTAAATTGTTTGAAAACAACAAACAATATTATACTTGGTTATATGCACACGGCGTAACTAAAGGTAGATTTGGATTACAATTTAATAATGATAAAGAAGTATTAAAGAAATTACATAATGACATCTTTATCAATAGAGGAGTAAGATTAACCAGAGATACAATTCCAAACTTTCCAGAAAGTCAAATTGATGCTGAGTGTTATAACATGGAAGAAGATGCTCAGAATAAAATCAATAATATTTATGCGGAGATGGAAGCTGAATTGGCTAAATTACAAAAGAAAATAAAGAAGGAAAGTAAAGAAAATACTAGTGAATTGACTGCAATTCTTAGAGCTAGACAAAAAGTAGAATTGGTTAAAGTTCCATTGTTTATTGAAATGATTGAAGAAGCAATTGAAAATGGAATGAGTGTTGTTGTATTTTGTAATTTTACTGAAACTATTGATGCTTTATCGGAAAGATTAAATACCAAATGTATTGTTAATGGTGAAGCTAAATATGCGAAAGCCAGACAACAAAATATTGATGATTTTCAGGCGGATAAAGAACGGGTAATATTGGTAAACATTCAAGCTGGTGGTGCAGGTTTAAGTCTACATGATTTGAACGGTAAACATCCTAGAATGTCTATTATATCACCCAGTTATTCTGCTGTATTAATGAGACAATCAACTGGAAGAGTTTGGCGTGATAGTGCCAAGAGTAAGAGTATTCAGAAAATTGTCTTTGTTGCTAATACGGTGGAAGAAAAAGTTTGTGAAAGTGTAAAACGCAAACTTGACAACATGGATCTACTAAATGATGGAGATTTGGACTTATGAAAAGAGTTGTAGTAACCAGTATTAACTGGAAAGAAACAATTGAAGTAGACGAAACTATATTTGACGATTACAAATTAGAAGCGTGTACACAAGCAATGGAACGAGCAATAAACAACGGAAGTTTAACAGTAACTGCTTTGTTACAATGTTGGGTCGAACCAAAGAATCCTAAATCAAAGAAAAATGTATCGGTATACAATACATATAAGATATTGATTAACGCAGGATTTCATAGTAAAGCAGAAATTTTAAGGTCAGTATTTTTATCAAAAACCAAAGTTGATTTAGCTGACGAACCAATCAAAGGTTAATTATGAGTAATGTTCCAGATATAAATGTAATTTTGGCTCAAATGGCCGAAATGCAAAAACAGTTAAATGATTTACAATCTCTTAAAAAGGATGTTAAAGAAATAAAAGAAATTAGTAGTCTTGGTGAAGATGTTGCTAAAGAAGTAGCAGAAGAAGTAGCAGAAGAAGTAAATCAATTAAAAGAAAATGGTGTTATTATTCCTCATTTGGAAAAACAAGCAGAATCAGTATTATTTCCAAAAAGAAAAGAAAAGAATGGAATTGCAAGAGTATTATTAGAATCGGAAATCAAAGAAGCAAGAGCAAATAGTAGAAGTGCAAGAGAATGTTCTAAAAAATTGGGGGTAAGTTATACTACTTATAAAAAGTATGCTAAAATGTATGGTGTTCATGTTGTATGTGATCCTGCAGTAAGAAAAACAAGAGATTTAAATAGTACAATTGATCCATATAAAGGTAAATATCCATTAAGTAAGATACTAGCAGGCAAATGTCCTAATTTTCCTGTTCACAGATTAAAAGATAAATTGATTAGATCAGGTACAAAGAAAGCCGAATGTGAACAATGTGGGTATGGTGAACGAAGAATTACTGACGGTAAAATACCATTGTTATTAAACTTTGAAGATGGTGACAAAACCAATCATAAGTTAGAAAATTTAAAGATACTATGTTATAATTGTACATTTTGTACTGGTAGAGGTTATATTAGACGAGGAACAATTCATTTTAATATGGATCCTGATGTAATTCAAGGTGCAAAGAAACCAATAAGAGCTAGATTTTAAAATAAAGTTATTATATCTTAAGTGATATTTATGCTTTATGAAAACATTCAATCATTTAATTGCTCAACATGGTGTACTAGTATCATTTAGTATTGCAAAGAAGTTAAATCGTGAAAGTGTAAAAGCAATTGCTAAAGAAATTAATAAATTAGGTGGTGATAAAAAGACACGAACACAATTATTGGAAGAAGAAATTAAGAGAAATACCATGGAATCTATGAAATTGACTGATGTTCCTGGTTTGATAATGTCGAAGACTGAAATCGTGAAAGAAAAATTCATGGAAAACAGTTTCATGAAAGATGATAAGACAGTAATTTCTTTAATGATTCTTGCAAATTCATTATCTAAGAAAATATTAGATAAAAAACTTCCGAAAGAACAAATGTGTTTTATTCTTATTTCGTTGATTGGTTCGTTAGGATTATCTGATGGCGATTTTAAGAATTTTCATCAAAAACACAATCCAAATTTTATGCATAGTGATGACGACGAAGATGATTTTGATGATTTTGATGATGAAGAGGAAGATGATTATGGAGACGATGACGAATTTTAATAAAAATACGTTTTCAATTTATTATATCTAATATAAATTCCTTTTGTGATCACATATACATATATATACATATATTAACAATTATGTTATTTTCAATATGGTTTTTACTACAAAAGAAACAGAGGTTACTATGGATATATTAAATATTGCTGATGCAAAAAATTTGATCGGTACAAATAAAGTTGTATTTGTTACTGGAGTTACAGGTCAAGATGGTAGTTTTATGGCAGATTATTTGCTTAAAAATACTGATTATATTGTTTTTGGAGGTGCTAGAAGATTAAGCATCAAAAATCATGAAAATATTAGTCATTTGGAAAATAATCCTAGATTTCATTTGGTAAATTTTGATTTGAGTGATGCTCATAGTATTAGTAAAATTGTAGAATCACTAAAACCTGATTATTTTATTAATTTAGCCGCACAAACATTCGTAGGTTCATCATGGGACTTCCCAGCCCAAACATGGGAATGTAATACAACAGGCGTAATCCATATTTTGGAAGCTATTAGATTACATAAACCATCATGTAGATTCTATAATGCAGGAAGTAGTGAAGAATATGGAAATGTCGCATATATACCTCAAGATGAAAATCATCCAGCTAGACCAAGAAGTCCATACGGAGCTAGCAAATCAGCTGCAAGACAATTAGTTAAAGTATATAGAGAAAGTTATAATCTGTATGCAATTCAGGGTTTATTGTTTAATCATGAAGGTACTCGTAGAGGTGAAGAATTTGTTACCAGAAAGATTACAAAAGGTGTAGCTAGAATCAAAAAAGCTATTCTTGAAAATAAATCATTTGAACCAATTGAATTAGGCAATGTAAAAGCTAAACGAGATTGGAGTGACGCAGAAGATTTTGTCAAAGGTATTTGGTTAATGTTAAATCAAGAAAAATGTAGAGTTGATATGGATAGTAATATGAAAATTGAAGAATATGTGCTTTCCAGCAATGAAACACATACTATTGCAGAATTTGTTTGGTATGCTTTTAAATCTGCTGGAATTGAAGGTGCCTGGCACGGTGAAACAGAAAGATCTGAATTTAGTATCAGTACCAAAGATGCAATCAAATATGAACCAGTATCATCAATATTAGTTAAAATCAATCCAAAATTCTATAGACCAGCAGAAGTGGACTTATTATTAGGAGATAGTACTAAAGCCAGAAAAGAATTGGGGTGGAAACCAGAAACATCATTTGATCATCTTGTTGAAAAGATGGTACTTAATGATCTAAAACAAATCGGATTGTAATCAAATAAATCTACTATTCATAAATTGGATTAGATTATTATAATAATTTTCTAATCCTTTTTTTGTAACTCGTTTTCTGGTGGTATTCTTTTTGTATGCGTTAATAATATCACTTGTGACTTCCAAGTCATGTTCCTCGTTCAACAATTTAATTTTATCAACTCTTGATTTACGCATAAAAAACTTCTGATGAATAAGTATATCACCAGAAGTTTTCGTTACAATTTTTTTATTGAATAGTTAAAAAATGTTTCCAAGTATGATGTTTTGCTTCTCTAATCAAAGCAGACACCGGAGTTGGACTTGGTTCAATTGGTTCTTTTTTCAACTTTAAACCAAGTTCACTGTTTAACTTATTACCTTTTTTACTATTAAGAGTTTTGTCACATACAACCATATTAGTCCAAGTATCCTGTCCTCCCTTACTACGAGGAATTACATGATCAATAGTAGATTGATCTTTGGTCAACTTCTTACCAGTATATTGACAAATACCTTGATCTCTATTCCAAATACCATCCTTGCTAGGTTTTCCTTTAAATGTCTTAATAGGCATCTTATTGAAATTTGTAGCGATGATAACAGTTGGTACTCTAATGCTTCTAGTAGGACTATTTATAGCCAAATCCCATGATCTAATAGGCAACAACATCCACTCATCCCATGAAACTGGATTCATGCTCTTAGCTTCATCAAAAATGGGCTGTCCATTATCATCTAGTTCATATTCAATATCCAATGCCATTGTAGATGGTTTACTATGAGATTCAGCACCACAAAGATCCACAATAGCATCTTTGACGGTTTTAAACCCAACTGGTTGCCAGTTAGCATTCAGATTTAAACATATTAGTTTATTTGCAACATTATTCATAACTCACCTTACAACATAAGTATAGTCTACTTTTTATAAAGGTCAAGAGAAATTTTTTCTTTTGATTGTAGACTTTCATCCAATCTGTCAATTACCATCTGTAAACTACCAATTTCAAACCATTCATTTTTCTGACTCCTAGCAAAATATTTCATTTGTTCATGAATATCTTTTTCAGCATTATAACAATCCGGATGATAAATATAATACTCTATTTTGTAATTTCTTAGTGGACTGCTTGTTTGATATGTACGCAGTCTGGATTTGATATCCTCAGTAACACCTATTTTGTAATAATTAGGAAAATTAATGTTACTAATTACATAAATATAACCATCTTTTTGTCTTTTTTCGCCCATTTGTCCAATAAATATGGACAAATTTTAATTTTCTTTTTATTTATTTTAGGGGTACCCCCACCCCCCTCTATTTTGCATTAACATACTCATAATCATCATTAAACATACTATATACACTATGATTATGTCTACCATCAATATGTTCATTTAAATCAATCATTCTTATTTCATCGTCACACATACAAGTCATCTTAATTTTACCATTTTTAATGACTGTTTGTGAATCACAATGGGTACAATGAATGTTTAAATGTTTCATATGTACTAATATATCATTACTAACGCAAAATAAAAGGGTTGTCACGGTAATGTAACAACCCTTAACACTAGTGTAACCTTACTTATTATAAGTCTGCGTAATTTTTCAATTCAATCTTGCCATTTGAAATAGTAATGTATTGATTTAAATGACAGTCAATACAAATATTATTTGCATCTGCAGTATTAATAAATCCCTCACTATCGTGTTGTTTAGCTCTACCTGTTTCCCATTGACTAGTATGTCCAACGATTTGTTTCAATCCTTCAATAGGGTTGAATTCATAATCAAAATCACACCATACAATACCACCAGCTCTAAACCTACCACCTCTACTATTACCAACTTGATAAAACCAATGTAAATCATCACTCTTTAACTTGGTTGTAGCTTCTTCACTACATTGATCAAGATATTTGAAAATATCATCATTTGTAGAACAATTAGGAGACACTAATCGTTGATCCAAACCAGCATGGGTCAATAAAATACCATCTACAACACAAGCCCAGTTAAATTTCTTTTGAAAATAACCTCTGTGTTTTTCAATTACATCATTGATACTATCAAACTTCCATTGTTCATAACCACTACACCATACACTAGGTGCGTCAAACAAATAATGTAGATCATGATTACCAAACAAAGTATAGTTACTCTGATTTGGTAAGAACTTTTCTAGTAGATACTTTGCGGTATCTGCATAGTGTTGTGGTTCATCATATATGAAACTATCAAACCAATCACCAAGACAGATATTAATGTCTCCATCTTCTTTTTTAATGATAGTATCTAGCTTTTGATAGTTGTTGTGTGGATCAGCAACAATTACAATTTTCTTTTTATCTGAACTAAAATTTAACATAACCTATGTTACCATCGAATTGATCAAAGATCAAGATTTTTATTTTTAATTTTTTCAAGTAACCATTTGATCATTTCCTTTTTGGTTGGAGTTTGGTAATCATTTCTAATATTATAGAACTCCAATTCCAAGTCAAATAATTTTTTGGTTGGTTCCAATTTAGATATCCATTTATCTGATATTGTTTCATCTGGTGAAATTATGTATAATTCTTCTAATAAAGAAACTAGAAATTCATATTCCACCTTTGAAACAATAACTTTTTTCATTTAACCTTGGTATCTTTTTTAGTTCCCCAATTTATTTTATCGTAATTGGAATTATAGGTTTTCTTGTTCACTGGTCGAGGTTTGCTCCCCTTCCCGTTCTGATGTGATTGATTGTTCATAAAATGATTGATATCCTTTCTCTATTGTTGTAAAAAATTCTCCGTTATTAAGTAAATCTTCTGTTAAGATAGTGTCACTCTTCATATAAAAAGAATTTTGATGTTTAATCCAAAATCCTTCGCCTGATTCATCTCTTTCATATCCAATGAAAACAATGTTAAACAGTTGTTCGTCAATATAAGGACTCAATTCAGGATGTCCTTCTGGAATTGAGAATATTTCGTTTTCCAACCATTTGTCATTTTCACGAATACAAATGCATAGTTGAATTTCTTGTGGTTCACCTACCTTAGCTTTAAAGGCAAATGCGTTTGGTTTTTCAATTGTATTATTCATATTTTTCAGCACATTTACTGCAAAGTTGACCGGCACCATCTACATAATTATATCTATAGTCTACATGTTTGTCTTTGGATTCATTTGTGTCAACCCCACATACAACACATTCATCCATTTCTTGTAAAACTTTAAAATCACCATTATCTAACTTTTTAATTGTTTTATTCATAATGTTATTTCCACAAAACTTGTAATGTTACAATTAAACCACATAGACCAACTAATGTCAAAGTCTTTAGGCTTAATCGTTCATTAAAATAAATAGTGGTCAAAATAGTAAACATAACTATACCAATACTAAATGTGAATATTCTGTTTGGCCACATTTTACCCTCAAAATACTCCGTCAACAATCTAGTTGCATAAATAGTTAACCATGTAGTTGGTACACTCAACCATATTAACCACATTTCATACTTCTTATAGAACGAATGAATAAACTGCCCATATAACTGATGCCAACCAACTATATAAACAACAATCAATATAAATACTCCCAATAATAACTGACTCATTTTTGTCTCAAAATTGTATTGTACTTGTTTACCGTAAGCTTACACAATATATTACCTTTACCTACTTTTGCATAAGTATTTTCTTCAATGTGAACCAAATCATCTGACTTGATACTTTCACCTTCTTTTAACTTGGTGTACTTTTTGATGTCTTTATCTGTTAATTCAACAATATTATCAGCGCTCTTCATATTCTCCTCTCATTTCTTTATATGATATTTTATCAAACATCAATGCATCACCAATATGAATAAATCTTTCCATATCAGTTGCCCATGGATGTCTAAAAGCAAACACGGCGTTCGCAATGATTAAATATATAAAAGATACAACTGTTAAATAAGTTAAAGCGGTGTAAAGTTTATTTTTAAACTGTTCTATTATACGATTCAACATAACTAATAATATTTTGTTTACCCACGGGATTCATACTATGTACTTGATATGGAGGATGTTTCACACCCTTCTTCATACAATAATCAACCAACCATTTAGCACAATCATATCCAGTCTTTTCTGTATATTTGTCATATGGAATTGAGTCACCTTGTAAACCGTGTCCGTAATGTCCAGATGCCAAGTCATGATCATATGTTACAAACTTAGGAATTCCTCGTAGTGTAATTAGATCTACAAACTCTTGATAGTTTCGTACTACACTATAGTGTTGATTGGG